CTTTTTTTTTTCGTTTATTTATATAAAAATGTATATTTCACTGTTATCTTCTATGGGAACATAGGAATAACCGATGTTATTAATAAATAGTTCCCTGAGTTTATATAATTCTTGGTATGAATTTCTATCAGGGCTCTCTTGACATACTTTGACTACCATACCATTACTCCAGTACAAACAAAAGAAATGAGTAAAACATTCGGGGGTATTTTGAGAAGTTTCCAAATTTGATATCCATATCAAATCTCTACAGTTGAATACATGTTTAGGATTATGTACCTCTCCCACAACAAGAGACTTAAACGACTTAAACCATTCTTTAATCTTCTTCATCATAAGTGTAATTAAGGTGTTTACAATGGGGACAGACCCATTCTTTTAAATGCCATCCCTTGATTTCTAAATCCTCTTTATGAAAACGTTTCTTACATGAATGGCATTGATAATAACCATCCTTAGAAAGTATGAAGTCTAAAGCGAGTATTATTATAATAACAACCGCTGTAATTAAAATATATTTCTCCATCACTGAAAGCCTTTGATTTTCTTTTTAGTATTATTGGGTTTCCTTAAGAGTACCCAGCAATAAATACCGGATGCAGAGATTTGAATTATCTTCCAACCATCTGATAAAAGAGTAGTTAGTTTAGTATCATCTTCATCTCTGATACATATTAGTTTATCATTATTCATAATGCCTATATGCTTATTAATTGTAATCTTCTTTTCCTCCTACGGAGAAAAAGTAAATACTCATAGTACTTCTAGTTAACTCTTAATAAGGCTATGGTTAGGATGTTTCTTCCATAGCTTATCTAACAATATTACTTTCAATTCTTGTCTCTGATAATATTGCTTCCTATGCTTACCATGCCTATCTAAATAAGGGCCAGGATAATGAAGGTCATCCAGGTATACTTTCTTTTTCGATTTATCGGTTCTTACCAAACGACCAAGAAACTGAATAGATTTTTCCTGACTATCCATGCTTGCTGCATTAAGTAAATACCTAAGCTTAGGAAAGTTTTTACCTCGAGCAATGATTGTAGTTGATACCAAGATATCTATTTTGCCTTCCCTAAAATCCATCATTATTTGTTGTCTTAACTTAGAGGGAGTATTAACATGCACATAGGCAATATTATAGGCATCGCCCAGTTTCTTTTTAAAGAACTTATATAGATTTTCACAATGTGCAATATGCTTGCATACTACAAGAGCAGGATATCTACCTTGATTAATATTCCATCGTAATCGATTATAAGCCATGGTCCACGCGGTATTATTTTCGGTAATAGAATCATCATATATCTCCTTATAGGATATACAATCAGATTCCCAATTACCATACCAAGGTTTACCGGGTACCATCTTTACGATAGTTTTAGTTGAGTAACCCTTCTTGATGGAATCCTTAAGTTTAAACTCAGCAATCACTTTACCAAAGAAACATTCTAGGTTCATATTCTTAACCTTATCCTTAGCAAGCTTACTCATATAAATGGTACCGGATAATCCTATACGAATTCGGGTATTAAACAGTCGGGTGATTACATTCTGATATTGTTTACTACCTCCCTGGTCAGCCTCATCCACAAGTACCATGTCTATCTGAGATAGTTCTTTTTGATAGAATCTCATGTTCCTCGAAATAGACTGAACCATACCTATAGTAAAATTACTCCAGTTTAAAACCTTGCCTTGAACAAAAGTGATATCTTCTCCCGGAAGATATTGCTTAAATTCTTCTCTAGCTTGATTTAACCAATCTGAGTCATTAGTTATTAGCAAAGTCTTTAACTGCTTCTTATAGGTTAAATATAAAGACGACATGATAAGAGTTTTACCGGCATTAACCGTGTAATCTAATACACCAATATGGAAAGGTGTATCACCTACTCGATTATTAATCACAGACTTAACTGCTTTCTCTTGCTCGGGTCTTAATTTATATTTACCTATATTCGTAACTACTTTACTGACTTTAGGTAAGGGTTGTCTCATATCTACAACTTTAGGTTTAATCCCCATTTCAATACACATATCGTATACCTTAGGAAGTAAACCTATTTTAAATTGCCCAGTCTTGGTAATGTAGTGAATTTTACCATCCCAATTCTGCATACCTCTTTGCCTTGTACGTAAGTAGAAAGCATTTGGATGTCGAATGGCAAACTCATTATAAAGTTTCTGTGCGAACTTAAGAGGTAAGTCAAGTTCACACATATTTCCATTCTGAATAATTAGCTTACTCATTTGATAATTACAGTTACACCTTTAGTAGCTTTATCCATACCCATTGCTTCCTTGAGAAGTTTCATATGATGCTCCTCATCCGCAATCAATTTCTCAAGGAAATAATTCACGTCATTATAATCAGAACGTTCCTCGTATTGAGCAATTGCTCTTTGGATTTTCTTGTAGTGACCAATAGTTTCTATCTCAGAATTCAAAGCAATCTTTAAAGCTTGTTCCCAAGTAGAACCAATCTCAATTGTAGGATTAATATTCATGGTAGAGTAATCCTCGTATGGGTCTGCCCTTTGTAAGAAATCAGATATCTTGTCAAGATGCCTCATCTCTACCAAACCAATACCCAACATCAATTCTGATACCTCCTCGAATCTAGAAGACTGTTGGGTATACATAATAATTGCACTTAGTTCTGAAAATTTGGCATTCTTCCAAATCACATAGAACATATTAACTATCTCATCAGGCCAAGGTTCGATATCCTTAAAATCGGGATATTCTACTGATTGGTCTGAATACTTGAGGACATCTATAAAAGCATTAGCTGCATCCTCCACTCTGTTCCCTAAAAATTGTAAGCCTTTCATACATTTAGTTATTTATAGAATCCCAAAGACTCCCCTCTACTGTAGGTTCATCTCCAAGAAGTTGTTTATTCTTATTCTTATATAAATACTTATTGTATCTTTCAATTGCTTTATCGGTATACATCTGTGCAATATCGGGTAACCCATTACACCAGGCAAGAGACTCGAATTGAGCATCTATGAAAGTTCTATAATCCCAGCCCTCTTCTTTTAAGAATTCACCTACCTTTGCAAAGTGTACATACTTCTCTGGTTTATTTTCATAAGACTCATATATACCAGTTGCCTTAGCAATCTTACCTATAAAGTAATCATGTATCTCCTTAGTAAGTTCCAAATCTGAATGCTGTAATTCTAATTCGGCATCTATTTGATTAGTGATGTTTTCTTGCATAGATAATAACCTTTGCATAACATTACGATAATCAGTCATCCTTTTTAATCCAGTCTCTATATACTTGATAAAACCTTCACGAGTATCAAATTTAAAATCTTCACAGAAGGTATTACATATCTCTGCAAGCTTTTTACAATTTGCCCATTCTCGAGAATTACTTTCATTTATTTTCCGAACTCCCCGATGCTTTAACTTTATACGAGTTGCATATAAAATATCAGCAACGAGGGCAGCATCTCCTTTAGATGCTAGTAATATGTTATTAACTCGCTTAGTATTCTTATTATTAGAAACTAAGACTGCTCTATGATTTATTGCCATTTTCCGGGCAATAACAAAAAAAGCCTCAACTGGGAAGTTATCTACCTCTAAGGTATTTAATATTTCCTCAAACTGAGACTTAGTTATATGGATAGATGGTTCACGCATAAATATATTATTTTATAATATAATAGGAAATCCTTACTCCAAAGAGTTTCTGATTTGAATCAGTTCTTGATAACTTTGATACCTTGTTTGATATACTAGCTTAAGTGTTTGTTTCTTCCCCAAATCATTTACATCAAAACCCTCTGGAAGAAATACTACCTTGACTTTTTTATAAGCTACTAATTTAAGTGCGAGATTAACAGCATAAGACCTGGCATCGGGGTCTAATAGGATTATATATCTTTGACAAGGAGCTTTTATTAATTCGTTTAGCTGATATTTAGATACAGCTTTGCCCATTGTGGCAATTGCTCTATCCCCAATTGTGAGAGCATTAAGTGCTCCTTCGCAAATGAATACCGACCGATACATCTCCAACGCATCATGATTAAAGATGATAAATTGTTTTCCCAAACCGGTGATGTCTTTGTCTGGGTTATTATATCTGGGCCCTTTGCCGATAACATTTCGAGCATTGTAATACCTAAGTTGGCCTTTGTAATAAAAGGGTATGATAAGGTACCCATATGTCGTACCCATTGTTCCATATCCGATACCACATCTTGAAAACTTCTCGAGGTTAAAGCCGCGTTTCTTGATATATCCACGAATGCTTTTTGCAAGTTGGCTGTCTCCGAGCGAAATATTTCTAAATCCATCTGGGAGATATACGGGCTTACTTTCGGCAAGTTCGATTTTCTCTTCCTTAAACTGTAGTTCATCAAATTGTCCATTGTTCAAAAAATTAATTAGTTCATGGTACTCAGTAAATCCTTCTATGTCCATTATTAGTTGAGCAGGAGAAGGATGGGCATTACATCTAAAACAATTGGTTCTATACATAGAAAGGTTAACTCCCAACTTATGTTCTCTCCCACAATAGGGGCAAGTTGGTATACGCATCCAGCCATGCCGGTAATCGTAACCTCCCAATCGTTTAATAAAGTATGTCCTTAGTCTAGATTTAAACTGATTGGTTATTTTCATACTCTCTTATAGCTTTCCTAATTACTTTTCGAAGTTTCTTTAAATCCTCTAAATCTAAATCATTGATACAAGTTATTTGCCAACCATTATGAGATATTTCTAAAACTACCCCATCAGACCATCTATCTTTTACTACCTCTACTTTCTTTGTTTTCATAACTGTTATTTAATATATTACGAATTACCCTATCACCAACTCCAAATCTCTTTCCTAGAACCCTTAATAAAGTTTTGTTTACTTTCCATTTAGTAAACCCTAATTGGATTAGTTCAGATAGTAATGTATTATAATAAGCTTTTACTTTAGGTATATCATTTAAGTTTAATTTACGATGTATATTATCCTTACCCATTACTGAAATCAGATTATTACCATCCCTGATAGATTGGTATACATTTTCTTTCTGGGTACCCCATTTTAGATTCTTATAATAATTATTATAAATATCGTTATCTAAGTGCATTACTACGGGTAAATTATTGGGGTTAGGTACATAAACAGTAGCTACTAATCTGTGAACAAAAATCTTTGTAGACTTACCATCCCTATAAAGGGATACACTATAGTATTTGGGACGTTTCTTTGGTATTAGTGGGGTAAACTCATTACTTAATTTACCCCTACTTCCTCGGACATATCTTGAATATACGCTCCCAGTTTTAGAAACGTAGTATCCCATAAATCCTGGTATATTATCTTTCATTATATATCTCCTTGCTTTTTGTTATATTTCTCTATATTAGCATCTGGGTTACTAGAACTTTTTAGAGAATTATCTAGTTGTTCTCCATATACCCTGTCATATTCTTTTCGTTGTTCTCTAGTAAATTCGGTACACCGTTGAGTTTCTGTAGAGCATTTAAAAAGAGCTCTACCTGATGGTAGACCATCCCTTTGAACCACTATCTCGGCCCTTAATATATCATCCCTTTCTTCTTGTTCTGTAGCATTTAACCCCATAATTACTTGAGCATTTCTTACTATGGCTATAGAACCAGATATATCATTTTCATCATATCTGGTTTTTCTATGTTTTTTACCCTCTCTAGTAATATGATGTGCAGTCCAGATTATATCAAGTTTCATTTCTTCGGCTAAGTTACTCAAGTCTATATATACATTAGATATCCTTTCGAAATCTTCTCTATCACCCGCTATTGATGCAAGCTTACCAGCGTAGTCAACCATAAGAACTTTAATATCAATCCCTTGATTACGAAGCTGAATTATCTTCTCTCTTATATAAGTGGTATTAGTAATCATCGCTGGTACACGCTCAACTACTAATTCGACTCCAAACCTTGCAAGTTTCCTTAAATGCTTTGACTCAAGTTTATCATACTCACCAGAGTATAATTCCTTCTTAGTTTTATTGATACTGGATTGAATAAAACGGTCCATAATTTGTTCTTGGCCATTTTCCGTATCAATATATAATACTGACTTCTTCATTCTGAGATAACCTCTTGCAAGGTTTACCATAAAGAAGGTTTTCTTTGCCTTGGGTTTATCAAGTATTACATTAACTGAATGCTCTGGATAACCTCCTGCATTAGTTAGTTCATTCAACTGCCTAAATGGGCAAGGTATAACTGAAGGTTCTGATTGTCTTCTAAACTGTCTCTCGGTAATATCCCGAATCATATATAAAGGTTCATCTTCTTTCTTAGGTTTACTTTTCTGAAGTACCTTTTCAATCTTCCTCGAATACTCTTCGTATTGTTCGAAGTTATCCAAATCGAAGGAATCATTTAAGTTCTTCATCTCAACATAAGTAGAGAACTGATATATCTTTTCTTTTATATAATCAGAATCCGATAGGGGTATATGATAGAGATTACTTATTAGTTTATTGATATTGGGTATATCATCTTTAGTTACCAAATCCACATAGGTTTTAGATTCTAGTAACTCTTTTAATACTTCCTTTAGAATATTCTCAGAGGGCATTCTGCCTTGCTTCTTAAAATATTTTGATATACCCTCGAAGATAAGGGAGTGTTCTATGAGAACCAGGTAATTGGATTTAATCCTTTTGAGTACTAATCCTCCTTCCTTATCTTTTAAAACAAACCTGAGTATCTCGAACTGAAACTCAGGAGAAAAACTGAACTTGATGTTGTCTTTAAATTTCTTCATATCTATATTGCAATATTATATAAACTAATAGATTTTGATAGTACCGAGATAGTTCTAAGTATGTTGACATCTATCTAGAAACTACTAATCCACTACCTTAAGCTCCCGAATATTTAATATTATTATTTTATATAAGAAAAAATACTTATATTTGCATAACGAATATTTAAAAACATGGGAAAAAGTAAAGGAAATAACGGTTCAGAGCTTCATCGATTAAAACCTATGCAAGAATATGATGAAGCTACTTTCAACAGACTTTATAAAGTTTGTAAGCCAGTAATTAGAAACCTTACCAGACAGATTGATTATAAACGGTTTAATCTTACACCGGATATTATCCAATCTTATTTCTGGGATAAGATGTTATTTGTTTTCAACAAATACTATGGTGAATGTACTGAAGAACATCTTAAAGCAAGAATCCTTGCATCACTTAGTACATTCAAAAATAAATTGCTTCGTTCTGCATACGGAGAACAGGCAGAGTATAATCAAAGCCTCTTTAAACTCGATGACTTATTCGATAATGATAAAGAATTAGAGGATGATACCGAAGAAGAAAAAGCTAAATCAGAAATGCTTGATATGATGTATACATATATGAAGGATAAGCTTTCTCCAGATGCCTATCTTTTATTTGAGGTATTAATTACTCCTCCCCCTTTTATCAAGGAAAGGCTTGAAAATAGTACTCGAATAACTAATATAATGCTTATCGAATTTTTCGAAATGCCTAAGACTAATGAATCTATGAGATATATATCAGAACTTAGACAAGATATACAATATTGGGAAGACCGAGCTAAAGAAGAACTTAAGTATTAACACAAAAGAAAAGGGGCGTTTCCCAACGTCCCTCTCCCAATTAATTTTTACTACGCAAAACACAGATTGTAAACAAATGTTTACTCTTAAACAATACAAATAATACACATGAGTTTTAATACTACTAAATAACTAATAACAACTTTATGATGATATTTTTTGGATATATCGTAATGTAATAGTCGGTGGCAATTTTTCAATATCCAAAGTTTCTACCGAAGTTTCTTGTAAGAAAGATTCCCCTAATAGGTTCCAGCTTACTACGATAGCACCATCTTGAATACCCTTGGTAGGAGTTCCTCTACCGAAATCACCATTCAACCCTGTCTCCCTATTAAAGAAAGATTGAGGACGAACGTTCTCCCAGTCATTGGCATTATCTTGTTTACCTTTAGATACACCAAGAGCATGCCTATGCTTAGGAAGGTCATCGCCTTTAATTGAGATTAGGAAGTTGCCTTTAGTTGGAGTATAGTAATCTCCAACATTCTGTAACATTACTTCATCCCCAATTTGAACACCTCCAGCTTGGTAACCAATAACTATTCTACCAGCTGCCTTAGTATATTCTGCCCAACCATCGGGTATTACATCGGTTTCCCAAAGAATAATAGAACCGATTGGTAAGTTAGCAGTACTCAGAGATTCAGAGAATTCTTTTCTGATAGCCTCAATTTGACTATCAATGTATTGCTTGATATTTAACTTAGTACCCGATTCATCTACTACTGGAAAGCCTGAATTTATCTGTTCTACTCTTTTCACTGATTCTTTCATCATACTCTGAGCAGCAGTAGTATAAGGGATTTCTTGAAACTTACCTTGATAGGGTACGATAGCAAAGTTCTCATTTCGTTTGGTCATTGCATCAGTACCCTTACCATATACTCCGATAAGAACAACGGAAGTTTTATTATTAGAGTAATAAGGGCAAGCACTCTCTACCATCTCTAGAAGATTGCTATAGGTCATATCGTAATTAGAATATACATCATTATTAATGATATCCGGTGTACGATTCTCTTCGGCAATCGGATAATAAATATCCAGAGACTTTTTAAACAAGGTGTAGAAGCTTTCGGAGGATTCATTCCAATAAGCTACAAAGTCTACTGGGTTATCTACAGGTTCGGAGATAGTAGTGTGTACTGCAAAGAGTAATACCTCTTCCGTTGAACCTTGGGTACCTTGGATGTTCTCAATGGTAATAGTTTGTTCATCAGATATAAATACATACCCATCCCTTGAAATACACCCAAAGTTTACATCTGGCAATTCTCCATCTTCTGAAGCCTTTGCCATATACCTTGCCATAATCCTATCCTTGATTACATTGGCATACTTACTTCCAGCAACTCCCTGAGGAGATACCACTAACTTGTTACCATTTATGGTAGCTGAGCCAAATCCACAGAATGGTCCTAAACCAGAAGGAGCAGCAATTGCCTCTGCTGCTTCCTTTGATTTAATAATACCTTCATACTTAAAGTACGTCTTCATTGTCCTTAGTATTTTTAAATTGATTCTTTTGTTCTGACATATCTTTAAATGCTTCACCTACATCCTTGAACTTTAAGGTTAACAATTTAAAGAGTATTCTCCATATACTATACCGTTTCTTAATACCATGTATTTCACAGATGTGTCCATATATACTATCTACTTCGAAACAGTAGCATATTACCATAACCGTTATTGATACCACTATTGGGTTCATCCCATAGGGTTCCCCAATAGCTTTACCAAGTACAGCACCAAGTAGAACATAACAGATATAATCTACTATTTTGTTTAGAGTTCTTCTTCCAGCTCTAGATTTTCGAATTTCGATTTTCTGTAACCTACTTGCCGATAACCCAAACCATAAATCTGATAGGATTAGAATTATTGCAAGAACTATCATCCATCTCAAATCATACAAGATTTGTGTACACTCTCCCAATATACCCACAGTGAATGTCTTGAATAAAGACTGAGTTGTGGTTTCTGTTATTCTATCGATTGTTGAATTTATCATTGTTCTACTATTTGCCAAGATTGATTACTGTAAGTTGTAATGGTAAATGTTTTCTCTGAGAGGTCATCATGTTCCCATTCTAACTTTTGAGGACTAACACTTAAAAGGTCTGCATCTACTACGGTGAACTTAGTTCTCTTCGAAGTATCTACCACTGATTCGAATATATACTCTCCAGCTTGTGCAGTTACAAATTCATAACCAGCACCACCTGCGTCATAAGTAGTTACTTTACCAACTTCCCTTATTCGACTATCGAAGTCAGGTTTATTAGAAGTACACTTGATTAAAGTAGATACCTGTTTAACATTCCCCTTTAGTTCTGCATAAGTAGGAGTACAAGAAATCTCGATGATTGTAGGATAATCTTCCAATATTACTTGGCATCTTAAAGAAGAACCATCATCCGCTACAAAGGTATAAGTCCCAGCCTTGGTAAGAGTAATCTCTTCATCAAGGTTATAGGTTTCCCCATTCTCATCACAGGTAGCAGTACCACTTACATTGACCCCATTTTTCATTTCCTCAAGATGGAACTTACAAGCAGACTTCTCATCCAGTAATTGGTATACGGCATAAGTATCATCTATCAGGTCTTCTGGTAATGCCCAGTTGGGTTCTTTCCAATGACTGTCTGTAGCATCCGAAGGTACTATCTTTAACTTGTTCTGATATACTACTGGAGAGTTATTAACTACCAGAGTAGTCTTAGCAGTAGGATAAGCTACTGACTGGAAGGTATAAGTCCCTGCCCTATTTGCAGTATATACATATCCATTCTGAGCATCAAAGGTTTCTCCAGTTTCAATTACCCTTACTCTATAATCATCACCATTACCAGAGATACGTTGTATCTTTACGGTAGTCTTGGCAGAGCCATTGAATAATGTAACTGTTGGTGGGCTAACCGTAATTCTATATACTGCAGTCTTACCAGATACTACTTCGAATATACCTACACCTTCATCTGTTTCCCTTTTATCCAGTGTACATTTAAACTTATAAGTACCATAACTATTAGCAGTAAACTTATCCCCGTTCTTAAACAACTTAGTATCACCAATTAGCTTACAGTATAGTTCACCAGTAAATGATTCTGGATAATTAGATTCAATGGTAAGAGTAGTGGTAGCATCTTTAATACTTTGCTTATCCCCAACTCTAAATTCAGAAGGTGTACATCTTACCTTATATGTAACCTCTTCTCGAGTTACGACAAAAGAAGTTTGCTTCACTGGGAACTCTACTACCTCGAATATATAGGTACCTGGTTCGGAAAACTCCCAAGTTGAGCCAGAGACTTTCACTATATCAGTACCGGATAATCGTACATTACAGGTTTTCACGGTACCCTTATAGGATACGTTTGCCCTTACTACTGTACTTACTTTTAGGTTAGTAGGAGTTATCTTTCCAGTAATAGGGTCACAAGTAATAGAATATACTCGATTATAAGATTCTTGATTAACCGTGATTTGAGTTACCTTAGTAGGGTCTCCCACACTTCTAAAATAATAAGTACCTGCTCTGGGTATATTAAAAATGGAACCACTTTCGTATTTAGTGTAACCCCAATTTATATTATCACTGGATATCTGATATCTTAGGTCGGCATTTATCCAATCTGAAGTTACAGTTACCTTTACCGGTACTTCATATACCTCTGAAGTAATAAGATTGGGTTGGTCCGGATTTACTAACTCAGCTTTAATTGTATACCCATCATTTACGGTAAACCCATATTGAATATCGAAAGATACATGATAGGGTATGAATCTTTTAAAGAAAGCCTCTACGGCTTCTCTAAATTTTCTGAAAGCTGCCGAGTTCGAAGTATATCCATGACCGGTAAGTCTAAAGGTTACCGGTATACATTGAGAACAATCGAAAGTATTATCATAGGTATACTTATCGTCATAATGGTAATACTGGTCAAAGTGCGGATTACCTTTTACCCAACCATCATAACTATCAGCCTTTGCAGGGTCAGTTACTACGCAGGTTAACCCATACAGCCTCATCATTATTTCGAAGAACTCAGAGGTACCTCTTATTTTAAAAAGAGATATCGAATACTTCAGGATGTTTCTTACTTGAGTACTGGTTAAAGTAAAGGGTCCCTCCTTTGGTATTATCCAAAGCTTAGATAATTCTTGGAGTTTAGCATCGGAGTAGAACCCATTAAAGTACTCTGCCCATTTCTGTGCATCTATAGTGTTCCCATAAGCAAAGGGCATTTCTCCGAGGAATTGCCAAAGGAAATTGAGATACATATCCGGAGCCTTATCTATATCGATAATGTCCAAGATATTCTCAATATCCTTTGTAATGTAATCTTCAAAATGCTCTCCACAAATTTCTAGAAACCTCTCTAAGATGCCTTTGCCATTTACCTTATAGGTATCTTGAGCTTTATACTCGAATGGCAAAAAGTCGATTAGATTTTTGAGGTTTATCATTATACAATTTCTTTTACGGTTAAAGTCAATTGTGAAGCATTTTCGAATACTGGTAAATTAAAACCGGGGTCTTCATAGTCATGGTTAGGTTCTGATACTGTAATAGAATATCTGTAACCAGACTGATAATTATTGTTCTGAATATCCAAAGAGAAGTCAAAGCCATTAGCCTTATCTATTACCTGTATAGAATTACCTACAGTACCAGTAGCCATATACCCATTTGATACAGAACGTACAGTAAAAGTAGTTGATGAATTGAAGGTAATATAGTAAGTCATAGACCCTTTAGCCTTATTCAATTTAAACTGACCCAAGTTCAATTCTTTATTACCATAGATGGTAGTAGGCCAAGGTTTAATATAGAATTTAGTAAGGTGAAGGTAATCTACTGTTGATAAGTTATCTATTAAGGCATAGATATCTGATAACCTTACGCTTCCACCTATCTGAGCTTGCTCTGGAGAATAGGCATTGTATAATGCTGTAAGAATTTGAGTTTGTATCTCTGCAGTCTTATAAGACTTCTTACCGGTAACATCCATCTCTAGAATAATCTGAACCTTGCCTGCAGATTTAACCTTCAACCAAGTAGTCATAGGAGCCCTTTGAGATAATAGGTTGTATACCCTATTTATTAATTCGGAAGAAGCAACAGCTCCACCATCTGGGCTAATATATATAGTAAGCTTTCTACCGCATTCATAATCGGCTTTAGCTTTGTTTACCCCATCAACTAACATAGCTAAACTTTCGAAATCCTCTTTGGTAATTGCTACTCCCAAAGTCTTTACACTCAAAGGTATATGTTCTTTGAGCATTGTAAAGTTTTCATAGTTTGAACCACCTCCGGCATCGTAAGCATTACTTACGGTAGCATCAGTAATTGAAGAAGAAATTACTGAAGGTACCGATGTAATGGTATTACTCTTTACATTACCCTGAGTACCATTGGTTAAATAGAATACTACATTGGTTATCTTTGCACCTGCAGCGGGTTTCTTACCAAAGGTACCATCTCCAAACATTATATAGGGATTGAGTGCCTCATCTACTGAAACCATAAAATGTTTGTCTGTAGGTTTGGATTTTGCAAATGTATCTACTAATACCCAAGTTTCCCCACCTATCTGCAATGACATAGAACCTTGTTCATAATACTTACCATTTGGTAATGTACCAAGATTAAGTATAACCCTATCACCGGTGGGTATTACCATATTATTAAGAGCACTTGCAGTATACCTTTCATGTTGTATGATGGGTACCTTACAAGTAGTTACATTCGAATACCAAATTACATCTCTAGCAGATAACCAAGAATTACCACTGGAATCTGTAAACAGAGTACCCTGAGGTATAGTTAATTTAGCACCAATAGAATTACCCGTAATGCTTCTGGATAAGATTACATCTACGGTAGCTGCAATCGCTGCCCGAGCATGGTAATCTACCAATGCCCCATGTTTAACTACCGAATCATACCTTCTTGCCGTAGATAGGAAAGTTTCCCTTGCCATGTTATCTACGTAGTAATGAAGTACTTCGGCAATTGCCGCAAACAATGAGAGGATAATAATTAAGATATTACCCTCCGAATAATCCGTTATGAGTTTCTGACCTTGAGGGTCTTTAAGTCCCATAAGGGATTCAACCAGCTTGGCCTTAATCTGTTGATAAGACCTCTGGTATGGGTTAAGCCATTTATTTGTGATTCCCATATTATTGTGTATTTAATGAATTATCCGACCGGTCATAGGTGATATCGAGGTACTGACTAGAATTTGTTCCATTTACTACATAGGTTACTTCTATGTGTATTTTTGCATCAACTCTAGTAACTGTGATATTTTGGAAGGTTATCCTTTGTTCCCAAGCACCTATGGCTTGTTTTAAAAACTCTTTAATTATAAAACTTAGGGCTTGTGAGTTTGGTTCCTCAATACATTGCCATAGTTTACTACCAAAGTTTTCCTGTCGAAATCTCTGACCTATCATGTAGTATAATATTGAACTTATATTATCTCTGATAAGTTTGAAATCTCCGTTCACTGGGTACCAACCTCTTTCCCCATTTTCATTGGTTGTAAGTTGAATAGGGTAAGTTACACCTATACCAACTAAGTCTGTAAAGTAATTCTTTTCCATTAGTGTATGCAGGTTTTATCCTCATAATCGTCTACAACGAATTGTGAGAAAGGTTTAGTTACTTGAGTTACTGTAGGACCTGAAGAACCTGGTCCAGTAGTTACACCTGAGTGTACATGAGAATTGAACATACTGCGAAGTTGTTCTAGTTCTTGGATAGTTTGATTTAGTTTTTCGGTTAATTGAGCAATATTGATTAACCCATGGTTTTCTCCCGTATTTAGTATAACGGTATCACCTGAAGATACATTGATATCCTTATTAGCTGATACCACTACATTAGATTCAGAATAAACTGAGATATCTCCATTAAAATAAAGGTTTAGTTTCCCATTATCATCGTCTATTACAATGAGATTGCCTTCTGGAGTAACTATCCCCATCTTATTGGGGCCATCCAAGGGTTGGGGTACTTGATTCATACTCCAACCATGATATTCCCATAAGGGTTTAGTAGGATCACCAAATTCAAAAGTAATGAATACTATATCTCCTACCTTAGGGGCTAAGAACTTAAATCCACTACTTATTGAACCATGTTGTCCTTTCGGTAAAGCCCAAGCAAAGGTACCTCCCATTACTTCTGGTATACATACTTTTACCCTATTCATCTTCTTTTCGGTATCATTATTATCAACAACTATCCCCCGATAAATAGAATAATATCTTCCAAGACCCTCTAATCCTTCTTCTGTTATTATCTTTGCAGTTTCATAGCCCATAATTACCTCGCTTCCTTATTCTTGATATATTCCTTAAATCTCTTTATGGCTACTTCCATATAATCGAATTTAACCCAATAATCATCAGGTACTTGAATATCCTTAATGGTTATTTTTCCGGGTATTACCTTACCCGAAGAAGTAGTTAAACTACCAGAACTTACAGCTATACCTTCGGCTTTCTCGATTGGAGTCTTAGCCAACACCTCTGTATAATAAGCCTTCTTCCGAGCCATTTCATCCCTACGTTTAACATCTAATACATTTCCTTCCTTATCCATAATACCAGATTCAATGAAATAGGCAACCTCATTATAAGTCCAACTCAAATCTAATTCATTGATATTACTTAAAGCCTTCTTATCTTTACCCTTAGAAGTTATAGCATTAGCTTTAGCATCATTAGCTACAACGGTTTGAGTAGACAAACCAGTTTTAGAAGTAGTAGAACCAGCTCTACTTGAGTTCTTCACTAGCTCTAAATTAGTTACATATCCCTGACCTGCGTCCATAGAGTGGGTACATTGTTTTATATACCAAGGACCAGACCACCGTTTACCAACATTCTCCAAGATTAATACCTGAGAAGAAGCTAGTAATGGTCTTCCAACAACTTGCATCTGACAAACTAGTTTACTCTCAGTATGCTTTAAACCTCCATTAGCATTAGCATTAGCTGCCCATGCCCACTTATCTATTCCACCGTATCTACTGAATAGATTATGGTAAAGTTTGTACAGGGGTATTTCAACATTAGCCTTTTTCCAATGTTGGACTTTTACTGTAACACTGAAGACACCAAGACTTGGGTTTAATGGGTTTTTATATTTGATAACTGGAGTGTCATCAATCACCGCAGTATAGGGACCTTTCTTTAATGCGGATATACCTCGATAAACACTTTCTTCGTCTTCTAGTCCCCAAGCATTAGCTCCACCCTTAGGGGTATGCTCTGGGTCAAAGTCTCTTGGGTCCAGGTCTTCTATGACCATGTATTCCATTTGTTCTTTGCCCTCAAAAAGGTATCTTTCGTTCTTGAGGATATTGTATATATCTTCATCTAATGTCTTACCATTAACCACATTCTTAAGAGCTGCATTTAAAGCTGCCCGTCTATCAGCAGGAAATTCTTCCCTTTGAATGGTTTTGTTTATGATACTTCTTACCTGGTCTGTACTAAGTTCATTAAGGAATTTTTCCTTACCTTGTCTATATGCTTCGGCGGGATTAGAAGCAGAATATTCGGCTACATCCTGATTCCATTTACCATTCAATTGTTTCCTAGCTTCAAATGCAGCTATTAAGTTAGGGTCAGTCTTTAAGGTATGATTTATCCTCATCTGCATAATAGTTGGTATATCTTGAGGATTATTTTCAGCCCCATATTTATCTACTGAAGTATGCCAATTCTTATAATATACCCCATTATTCTCATTAGCTACTATCTCCGGTAATTTTTCGGTATCATCAATCCCAGTGCTTAATACTTCTAAGTCTTTACTCTCTGGATTAATAGTAGGAGAGAGTGTAGCCTTAACTCTCTTAGTCACTTTTTGAGTAGAGAATTGAACACTGAGTACTTCTCCATTCTCACCATGATAAGTATAAACGGTTACTGGTTCTTCGTGGAATTTCCTATTGTGTATATAAATAACATTATCTCTTGAATCTATGTACCAAGGACCATTAGTATAACCCCTCATCTTCTGTTCTAATTGAACTAAGATATTCTTGCCAACTAACCCAAAGTCACTATTAATTAGAGCCTTCAAATCTTCTGGCATAGCCACTTCTGCTACTCCACTGTACCTATTAGCATAAAGCACCTTTCCAGTAGTAGTACGAGTATTCTCTGTGGGTACCTGTAGTGACTCATATACTTTATTACTTATTATTCGTTGTTCCATTACTGAAAGATTTCTATGATTACACCTACACCATTATCACAACCACCGTCTAAATACGAAGATAAGCTGTTCTCTGAAGCTTCAGAGAAATTGTATGGTGGCTGATATCTTAAATCACCAATAGAGTCTATACACTTGATAGTTACATGGGTACCAGTAGAATCAAACTTTGCCTCAAAGTCCCTAACCTTGATAGTTTTAATTGGACCCGATATGAATTGACCGTCTGGGTATATGTATCCCCACTGTAAGCATATCACACTACCTTCTTGTAAAGCCTCTATGTCTACAGTATCTGGATCTCCAGTATCAAATGTAATTGTAGCAAGATTTTCTTTTTCTTCATCATACCTATAATTCCAGGTACTAATATAAGCTCCAAGAGGTATACCAGTAATAGGATTCATTATCGGCATACCTCTAAAATCGAATAGAGCCAAATATGGTTGGCCCATTCCATTATATAATATAGGTTTTTGTTTAGCTGCCATAAACTGGGATTCTTATAAGTGTTCCACTTTCTACCTCTTTAAAAGGATTTAGTATACCATTAGCTTCTGCAATAAGATACCATTTACCAGAATCACCATAATATCTATAGGCTATATTCTGTAAAGTCTCCCCATCCTTAACGGTATGTTGAATATCGTTTGAGGATGAAGGTACAGAAACTACTGGAGCTTCTAAAGAGTAATCACCATCTCCGTAATTTAGAGCATAGGCATTATTATAAGGACTAGCTCCTATTAGATATTGGTTAACATCAATCATATTTAATACCTCCTGTCTTTTTAAGTGAATCGGAATTTATAAAATCCCCATAGGATAAGTTATATGCACTTACTCTCTTGAAAATCAATTCTTGAGTTGCTGCTGCAGGCAATAACCTACCATTACCAAAAGTAGCTGGCTTTCCCGGTACCCTTACTCTATAACCATTCTGGAAGTTCTTCAGAGTATAGGTTGCTGAAGTAAGAATGTAGTTGTGATTATCAAATATACCGGAATCCCCCCACTCAATCTTAACAATGGGCGGAGCTGTCTGATAACCATTAGCTTTAGTCCAGGCCTCTAATAATCTACATTTATTAATTACCTCCTCAGGATTTTCGGGGTCATTACAGTACCAAGACACATTGAATTGAATAATGTCTTCAGCTCCAGTAAAGTGATACATTGGTACATTACGTCCCATGGATTTAATGGTTGCCCATGTAGTTTCTCCTCTGAAGTCCAACTCTGGAGGTCTATTCTGTAGGGTAATATATTGAGTAGGATTAACAGTCATGTTATATATCCTTACCTCATTCTGATATATAATATCTGGTTTAGCCTCGAAGTTTCTGTAATTAGTAGTATTCTTATTTCCCTTTGCTGGGTCTACTCCCTCACTCTCCTCTAATCTCGGGAATTGTAATTCCATCCTCCATTTAGTCTGGAGTTGTTTGTTTAGAATAGGGTTCTTAGAGGATATCTGAGCTTCTCCCATTACCCCATTGGGAGTATAGAGTTTACCCTTTGGAGCATCATCTTTGGGAAGAGTAGAAAGAGTTCGATTGAGTAATATCCGAGCTCTCCATAGTTTATTTAAGGGGCCAGTAAGAACACCTGCTGTATCTCTTGTAAGGTCATTGTACTTTTCAACAACCTTACCTGCTGCTTTATTTAATACTCTAGCCATAGTGTTTTTAATTTTATAATCCTAATGCTACACCAGTATAATCTTGCTGAGAACCCAAAGAATAATCTCCCAATATCTCACCATCTACACTGATGTTAATCTTACCATCTTTTAATCCATCTCTAATAGCTGCTCTCATTGCATTCAAGAACCTTTCTTCATTCTGAGCCCTGATTGCAGATGGGTCTTCTTTACTCTGAGCTTCTGTATTCCTATCTACTGACTTAATAAGACTGCTTCCTACCTCTATTAATAAGGGAAGACCGATAGTAATAGCTAACCCCACGGGTCCACCAAGTAATCCCATAAGTCTACCTCCTAAACCCAAAGCTGCAGAAGTAGCTAACTTCTTACCAGCTTGCTTACCTCCTTCACGTACAGTTGTGGATATTAAATTAGTACCACCAAGAGCAGTACCTTGAGATACTCTTCTACCCATTGAATCCCGATAATAAGCTCTACCTCTCTTACCCTTACCCATAAAGAAACCTCCAGACAAGGGTATAGATTTTCCCATTCCCAAAGTTTGAGCAGCTATTGAACTCATCATGAAAGATATATTCCTTAGATGGGCTTCCATAATAACAAACTGAGCATTAGTCTTTGCAGTTGCCGTAGACATACCTTCAGTAGAAGCAGTAGCAATAGTCTGTAAATATCCTACAGACCTAATAATACCTCTTACAGTATTAAATCCTGCAACAATAGTACCTACTACTACTCCAGTAGCAGCAACTCTAAGACCAAAACTTCCAACCCAAGTTTCTGAGATAGAATTAATTACTTTGATTATAGAGTTACCCACATTTAGTACTGGGGTAAAGATTCTACCCAAAGCTGCACCTGCGGTAACTGTTAAGTTCTCTATACTTGATTCGAATTGGTCAATTACACCTGCATCAGTTTTAAGACGTTCTTCATTGAGTCGATTTACTGCCCCAATGTTTTGGTCATAAGTAGCAAGTATCTTACCCATCTTATCTCTACCAGAAGCAATATCCCTAAGTACGGGGAGCATACCACGATTACCACGAACTCCAAAGATATTGAAGAAAGTTGGTGTTTCAATTCGTGAAGGTAAATCTACTGCAGCCTTAGCAAACTTCTGATAGATAGTATAAAGGTCTATAAGATTACCCTGAGCATCGAAGAATTCATCTGGACTTAAGCCCAGGTCTGCTAAAGCGTTATAGCCTTTCTTTTTTTGGTTAACAAGAGAGAGTTGTAAGTAACGAATCATATTGGCCAGTGAGGTACCTGCCATAGAACCCTGTATACCCATATCACCCAATACACCAATAGCAGCAGCGGTTTGCCGAAGGTCTACTCCAGCAGTTGCCATATCTGCTCCTGCATAAGATATGGACTGGGCTAAGTCTGTTAAAGATATATTTGCATTAGTAACTGCAGTATATAAATCATCGGTTACTCTAGCGGCTTCCCCCATTGGGATTTGGTACATTGACATGATATTAGTCATCAAGTCAGCTACACCACCTTTCTGTCCCACTGGCATTGTAAAGATTGAAGCCAGCTTAGATGCTGGCCCAATCATCTCTTTAATAGCATCGAATTTATTACCCGCCATAGCCAGGTATCTTTGTCCTGATGCAACATCTGAAGCCGTAAGAGGAGTTATCTCATTGACATCCTTTGCCAATTGTAACATTTCTCTTTGTTCTGCAATGGTAGCACCAGCAATTTTCGAAGCAGTCCAAACTTCATTCTGAACACCCGCAGAGTATTTATAGGCCCTTGCCATTCCCCCTACGAGCTGCATTCCGAAGTCCATTGTATTAGAAGCTGACATCTGTATACCTCTATTCCAGGTATTTATATCATTCATCATTGTTCTGAATGACCCAGATATCTTGCCAGCTTCTTGAGAGAATCGGTCTTTTAAAACCATGGCAACACCGACCTCTACTATACTCCTACTGGTATTCATAATTTATTTTCTTTTCTTTAATTGTTTATAATATTGCTCGGCCATTTCCTTGAATATTTTCCTTATTCGATACGGAAGACGTAAAAAGCCGAAATAGTCTAAGGCTATCTCGGCTCTGGTGATATAAACAAAATCACTCTCTAACATTACTCTTCCGTCAGGTAGAAAAAATTCGGTGCCCAAACTATAGGATAAGTTCTTTCCTCTCCAGTGGTTGGATTAGTGATGTGAGACTCACCTTTGAAAATGGGGTCCATAGATAAGATATACTTTCTCATCTCAGCCATATCCTTTGCAGTAAACGGAGTAAAGTTTTCTACCTTCTCCCAACTACCATCGACCTCTAAGTGAAGATTACGGCAAAGAAGAGGAGCATTCTTAGTTTGTTTATCCAAAGGCAACTTCATGAACTCTTGTTCTCCCTTACCAGTCATACAATCGAATTTAATTCTCTTGCCAGATGAAAGAGTGTATTCATGGTCTACCAATCTAACTCCCTCTGGATAATAAGGGATAGCATCGGGCTTTTGATTCAAATCAGCCTCAGTTGGAGCAGTACCGTAATCGAAAAGGAACTCATGAAGGTCTTGGCCATAAGTAACTTTACCTCCATTCTCTTTGCCCCAATCATATTCAAATTCTACCTCATCCCCCAAAGAGAAGATACGAGAATTAAAGATAATAGCATAGCGGTCATTGACCGGTAAGTTAAGGGCATCATCTATGGTTAATTTCCCATTGGGTGTAGCCGTAGTTCTAATTACAATTGCTGCAATGAACTTGGTAAGGTTCATCAAAGTCTTCATGTCTGAAAGGTTACTGAGGATATCCTCATCAGCACCATTCTGTTCTCTGATTTCATATTCGTAACCAGAGGGTCCGGTAAATCTAAATGTTCTAAATTCCATAACTGTTATTTTTAATGTTTACATATGTTCATAGTACTCCTTATAACAACAAGAAAGGGGTGAGCTCCTATCACAGGAATCCCACCCCTCCACCGAATCTTAGTGAAAATAGACTAAGGAATTAGTATTTATCTGCAGTACCAACTGAGAACTCTATGGACTCAATGGTATTCTCTGAAGCCATTCTGTCCAAGTCTAAGCCGGTAATCTTACATGGCCATACCTCTTCGAAGACATGGGTATTAAGAACTGAGACTCCATCTTCGGCAAGTTCGTTTACAATTGCCGTTTCCCAGTATTGGCTTGGTACTAAACCACCACCAACTATGTGGTCCTGGCAAGAGTATAGCCAATCATGAAGCCATGTATCGGAACCTGCAGTAGTCATAAGTTTCTCTACGATAAGATTACCTATAGTAACCCTACCTGCAGTTTTAACATCTCTATTGACGTCCCCATGAGCAACCTGGTCAATCTCAATATCCGGCAAAGTACAACTTTGAAACAGATAAGTATTGATAGGGTGTTTGGGGAACATGATGCTCCACAAGAATTTCTTCCGTGGGTTTTTTACTTTTGCTCCCATCGTTATATGTTTATAGGTTATTACTTGTTTCTACGATTGATACAGATTTGGATGCCGCATCAATTACAATCTCCATAGTTACTTCTTGCATAGGAACTACATCCTTATACTTAAGGATAGCACGGTACTTACCTTGACGGGCATCTGCCTCGGTATTAACTGAAAGGTCATCCCAAGAAGTTGCATCTTGGTCACCCATCCAGGTATACTCGGTCATGGCATCTTCATCTACCAATGAATCCAGTGTAGGTTTAACCTCCAACCAGATTCTCTTCCAAGTACTCCAAACGTTTGGTTCTTCGATATATTTGTTGAGTACCGGGCGAAGGAACTTCTTCAGGTAAAGGTTCAGTCTTACGATTGAAAGGAATCTTTCAGAATCCTGTTTCACTTGAGAAGAGAAGCAATGCCATAGCATGGTTTGCTTACCTGCATCTGGAGTATCTTTGATTACCATCTCATTGATATAATTCTGAGCAAGAGTGTTCAGTTCGTTATATCGAGAAGGAGAACCATAGTTGGGGCATACTGGACCAACTGCATCTCCAATAACCCCTCGGTTCATACCAGCAAAGGATTTCCAAGGACCATATTGAGTAGCAGAGGCATCTCCCAAACCAACAATAGTACCCACTACATCGGAATCCTGAAGATTACCGTTTTCGTTGTAGTACTTAAGTCCACCACCAAAGTAGGCAATGTACTTAGAGTTACCTACAGTACCAAGGCAAGTCTGTACCCAAGTTACCTGAGCTTTGTAATCTCTTGCCTGAGTACCTTGAGTATAATGGGTTAAATGTTTGGGAACTTCGATATACAGTACCCATTCCATCAATTCCTTTGCCATATCTGCAGCAGCCTTATATACCTTGAGTACATCTGAATCGGTAGTAAGGTGTTGAGAGATATGTGAAATAAATAATTGGTAGAAGTCGGTGTAATCTTTTACCAAATCCAAGGAAGTAATCCATTCTTCGGCAGTTGGAGTGGAACCTGCACTACCGATAGTACCATTAAACAGTTTCTCTGTTTCGGAGGGTGCAGCATCTCCCACGGTAATAGTGATAGCATTCTTAGTACCATCAATATCATCGGTAAGCCACTTAATTAGGTTTTCAAAAGAAGAACCTGCAGTAATTACCGGCTTAATATATTCCGAGTTCTTAGCAAATGCACTAAGAGCAAGGTAATCTACCGAAGTGTTATTGTTATCATCGGCAGTTTTGTAGGTTATTACTGGGCCCTGTTCAAGTACTTGCCCATTAGCTGAATATATTTTATAATACAAGGTATTAGCTTGCTTATAAAAACCAACCTGGAAAGTATTTGCACTACCAATTGGATCTCCATATCCCTTGGTTACTAATCCAAAACTATAAGTAGTACTACCAGATTTTAAAGTAATCAAAGCAGAGGGTTTAGCTGGGTCAGTTACAGCAGAAGCAACTGAGATTTCATCTTCTGAATCTTTAGCTTTTCTTGCCGCAGCCGGAGAAGCAGTTACTGTACCTTGAGTAGCTCCTTTGCCAAGTACTCGAATAACACGAAGCTTAGAACCACCTTGCAAAGCCTTTTCGATATTTGATACAGAACCATCGGGTACAATTTCAGAACCATAGATTCTTTGGAACTGAGAGAATGTAGAGATGATTTCTGAAGGGTCATCGTATGGACCTTTAGTAGTTCTAGCCAATACACAAGAAACTCCTAACATGGGAGTAGTTTGAAGAACATTGTTGTTCTTAAACTTAAAATCAACATGAGGTGAAGTTGGCATAATTCTATTGTGATTAAAGTTAATTACTCGTTTAATTTATACCCTAGAGTATTGTACCTATACCTTAGGTACTTTTAACTCTAGCATCTCATTTTCGTTTTGTTCTAACAATCCAATAAGAACCGATATATCCTTGATAGGTGTAAGAGTACCTTCTCCCAAAGCTTTTTCTGGAAGAATACCGTCCTTACATACATAGGTGTATACCTTCTCAAGTATACCATGCTCTACATCTGGATGGTCATAATAATTACCAATCTCAATGAATAGGTTTCCGGTGGGAGCAAGCCTGCCCTTTTCCCATTCCTCTAAATCATTGAAGTATGGTCTCACGTATCCTCTAGCAGGTAAGCCAGTATATAAGATTGTATGTAGCAATCTCATATCTGCTTGTGTTTGAGAAACCAGATGTACATCTATGGTAATATCCTTAGTTTCATAAGGAAACTCTGAAGCTTGGTAATTACCATCCTCAAGTTTATCACCAATGATGTATTTATTCACACCAATATCTCCAGCATAATAACCCTGTAGTTCTATGGTTATTCTTGGGAGAGTCTTTGGGCCTTTTACTTGATTATTCCCTATACCAAAAAGTGGTATAAACTTCTTCATACCTTTGATTGCCTCTTGAAATCTTTTTTCGTTTTCTTGAGACAAAGGTAAGAAGTCTTCTGGGTTTAAGGTAAGACCCATTTCCAACATTGTACTAAGTAGAGAGATATAAAAAGTTCTTTCTACTATTTCTTCTGAGTTTACCATTAAAGTCCTAATCTAATATTTAATTGAACACTTTGATTGCCATTGTCATTAATATACCCATTATAAGTTACCTGAATACCTCCAAAACCACTCACTATGGTTTGTAAATGACCAACACAATTTAATTCACTAACCCATTGAGTAGCAATATTTGAAGGATAATCGGTAAGCCATACTTTAAAGGGTATTGGTTCAGAACCAATACCTCCAGGGAATTGACCCTCTATTGTCTTACTTATATCGGTTATCTTAAATTGTTTTATAAATTTAGCAACTTGAATACCGTTGATAAGGTAGTACTGATAACCCTTTACATTACTAATCTGAGCAGTACTAGTATTTTGACCAAGATTTGGGAATGGTATATTCGGGGTTGGTTCAAAGCCATACTTAGTAGTTCTAGTACCTGGAGATTGAGTTATATTTAAAACTATCTCAGTGTTAGGTTCTTGCTGTGAGATAATCTTAACTATAGCAGTTCTTTCCAAGGGGTCATAGTTACTGGGGTTATGTTCTTGATTAGTAGATTTAGTTTTGATAGTAAGCTTACCTGCGGCATTAGCTTCTCCAATTTCTTGGGTTACCTCTAACCAATCTGAGGAGCTTTCAACTTTCCAATCTACAGCACGATATTCATCTTGAGGCTTATTATCGATAAACTTCTGTTGGTAACTATATACACCTATTTCTAGGGTCTCACCCCTTTTAGTACCATCGAAAGTATGGGAAGTAGTTTCTGGAGTGATACTAAAATAAGTTCCCCAGGTCTCTACTATTTTAGGAGCGGCCTTTTGTACCAGAGTTACTTCCCTTTCTACACCCTGAACTACTACCTTGAGAACCTGCTCTTTTATATTATTCATGTCTTCGTTTACTGCCTTAGGCTTTACCCTAATAGTTGCAGTACCAGTTCCGGATAATGAAGATATTTCAAAGTCTGCTGCCATTTTTAACTTTCCTTATTTCTTTTCTAACTTCATTTCGTATTTCCTTTTGTAAGGCAGCTTTTCCACCAGCAGCCTTAAATGCAGGATTCCAAAGAGGACGAGGTGGTAAATTACCATCTCTGCTACCATACTCTAACATGATAGCTATCTGATTCAAAGTCTTTCTTGAAGTCTTACCAGTATAGGTAATCTTCTTGATTCCAATTGGTAAACCAACGAAAGTTCTATTCTTGGTCTTTACTACAGTAACGGATTTAGCATATTGACCCGTGAGTCGTAATAGAGTATGCTCCCCATATTTCTTTACAGTACCTGGAGCATGTTTTGGCCAAGAAGTATGGGTACCGGGTGGTGGAACACCCGTATTCAAACTTCGTCTTACTATACGAAGAAGTTGATTACCAAACTTTTCTGTACCTTTCGCATAGCCTTCGGTTAAGATACTTGGAGTTTTGGCAATCAACCTTTCTGCACGAGCTTGTTCTCGTTTATCTACGTATATTTCTAGAGGGCCAACTGGAGTCGATAGTGTAATATTAACCGACTTACTTGGCATAATTCTTACTGTTGTTTAGGTTTATCCAATCCCAGCTCCTGAGCAATTCTCTGTAACAGAGTCTCTTGAGTGGAGATTCGTTGGTCCATGTATTGACGGAACTCCTCAAACCCTGGAGCAGGTTTACTTGGAGCAGAAGGTGATTGGTTAATTGAATTGAGAATGTTATCGCATTCAGAAACAATTGCCTCAAACTTTGGTCGATTGTTAAGTATATTCAAGGCATTCTGTTTCTGCATAGTAACCTCATTAATTATATTCACTATATCGGTAGTATAATATACCCCATTATAAATACCCTCATCAGATTGTGAAGGTAGGTATATTGTAAGCTGTGATACAGAATCTTGGATCACTAATTCGATACTGTTAACAAAGCCATCTTTAGTACCGGATGCCATGGGTTTACTCTCGCCTACCTTCACAATCTTTGCGGTATCGAAAATGGGATAACCAGACCTCCTGTCTTTCTCTAAGGTAAAGATTACTTCACCCTTTTGTAACTTTTGGAAAATCAATGTTCTTTCGTCCATAATCATTTTCTATTTATTAAATTTAAACCAAATGAAACTGCACCCGGATTCTTTTGCATGAAGTCTACCAGGTTTAAGAATTGATAGTATCCAAATTGATTAATGAGTACCTGAGCTTTGTTTGCTACTTCTTGTGCAATCTCTATAGTGGGAGCCGGTAGAGCTAACTGTATCTTAAATTCGGTGAGTTGTTCTTTTTCCATAATTCCTTAGTTCAAGTGGTTAAAACGAAAAAAGGAGTACACCCCTGATAGATGTACTCCTTTCTAATCATCCTGGTTGGTATGACAATTGGTTATGCCGTTGTAGTACCTCCAGTAGTCTTCAGAGCTGCAACCACTTGGTTGATAATGTTCTGGTCTCTCTGGGCATCTACCACTCGGTTCAAACGGGCAATCTCCTGGTCCTTTGCAGTGTTCTCAATGAGACATTTGATTTCCTGTTGTCCATTCTTGATGTCACAGCAGCAACGTTCCAGCTGAAGAGCCAAGTCTGATTTTACTTCTTTAATCAAGCCTTTAGTTTCGCAGCAGCAATTCTGTTGATAATGCTCCATATTGCAGAGGCGGTCCATAACACGATTGAATCCTGCTCCCATCTGGTCACGGGAATCACGGATATCCGAATTCGTTTTGTAGCCCAAATCGCAGAGACCTCTTTCTGTTGCGAAACGGTTGTTAAGAATTTCTTTACCAACACCAGCAACATCTTTTGCTACTCCACCGATTTCTTGGGTTACCCCACGGGCAGCATCAGAGATATCCTTGTAGATACCTGCTTTTGCTTCCTGAACAGTAGATTCTACTTTCTGGATGTCAGCCTTGGTGTCATTGATTTTGTCCCATACAGAAACTGCGGCAGCACCAAAACCACCACCTACCAATGCACCACCCACGGCTCCCCAACCAGAGCCCCATCCTGAATGATCTCTACATCCGCAACCCTCGTTACAACCTCTTTCCGCGATTACAACGCCATCACCGGCACCTTTTACTTCTACTCCCATAATTGTAAGGTTTTAAAGATTAATACTTAGGTTAATTATACATTAAATACAGAATGGTGTTGTATTTTTATTACCCCAAATTAAATACGTATTCATAAGTAATTGTTGCAGCATTCTGAGTTATGTTGACTGTAAGCTCCCAACCCTCATCATCGTTTTCTGCTTGCCTTAATTTAATGGTACCTGACCTTGTTGATTCTACGGTGTTCTCCGTTAAGGTTAAGGTTAACCCATAGGTTCCATTATCACTGGATAGTGTTATAATGGCTACATTTGTAACCCAACTTGGTTTTGAAGTTACGGTTAAAGCCAAGGGATATCTTGTACTTACCTCAGAACCATTTATTACCTTAGTCTTAAAAGAATAAGCTACATCAACTGTAAAGTTATTACCTCCCAAAGCTGACAATCCGGTTCTAGTGGTAGTTCTTGAACCAGTAGGGGAAGTGAATGCCAAGTAATACTTATAAGATACTGAAGCAGCACTCTGTGTAACTGTGATTGTCTTAGTAGTTGCCCCACTATAGGATGCAGTTACTACACAGCTTCTACTTGAAGTACCCGAGTTCTCCGTAGCAGTAAGTACCGTCTTAGCAACATTCAAACTAAAACCAGTACCACTTGCACTAACCGTAGGTGTAGCACTCTTCGAAGAACCTGCACTTGTTGACCCTGAACTCCAATGGTTGGTAGTAGGTATACTTACACTGGCATAAATATTAACACTACCTCCTGAATTAGAGATAGAGTATGAACTTGCAGATAAGCTTATTACTGGTGTACCATCAGTAGTACTGGTAATTTTATTCTCTGCCTGGTATACATCGAGAGTTATAGATTTCGATTTACCATTCAGAGATACAGTACAAGTAAGGGAGCCTACCCTTGTTCTAGCCTTTGCAGTAGTTCCCAAAGAACCTGCACTAACTGCAGTACCATAACTAATGCTAGCACCGCTTGTAATTGTGCCTCCTCCAGTTGTAGAACCATTCCATCCCCAAGTCTGAGAATATGAGGGCATAGTTGAGAATGAACTTCTACTTCCTCCACTTGCAGGTATATCGGATACACTTCCTCCACTTACAGTGATTTCACTATAGGTTCTATAACTTGCAGATTGAGAACAACTGATAGTTAGTTTCTTATTGGTTTCTGCCTGAGTTAATACTACACTACCCGACTTTGCCGAAGTAGAAGTATTATTTGCCATAGTTACTGAAGTACCAGTACCGGTAACTCCGGTATTAGCCCTGGTATAACTTAAGGGAATTTGATTACCATAGGTATGTCCATTTCGGTATTCCTGTTTATAAGAGGTTACAGTAAATGTTTTTGTTCCTCCAGTTGCCCCAAAAGACAGAGAAGTGGGATTCACTGAGAATGTTTGAGACCAACTTTGAGATGCTGCTGCCTGGGTAAATGTGAATTCCACGGTTTTACCAGATTCAGATTGAGTAGCCAACCCCTTACCAGACCTTGAGGTTAGGTCTAGATTCTCTGAAGCTTTCCAAGGCTTTCCATCTGCCGGCTTACTATAGTTAGTAATCCAACTTGGTTTACTGTTTATTACGTAATTAACACTAACAGCAGACCCATTAGCTACATTATCCCAATATTTCTGCTTCGTACTGGTAAACCCAAAACCAAAATTAGAACTACTGGGGTTACCTAAAGCATCAAAACTTATACTAGAATATATCAAAGTAAATGTATACTTATAGGTTACCTTATGAATATCTTCGAGTTTAACGCCTTCGTTATTACCATAGGAACTAGCATTGGAGATTTCCAAGCCAACGTAACTTTCCCCCGTTCCTGTAGGAGTGAGTGCTAACAATTCAGCCTTGGTAGGGCAGTCATTACCTGTCTTACCAAGGCCTACTTTAGTTTTGACAGCACTCCATGTTGCTATCTCTCCCATATTAATCTACATCTTTAAGATTTCTGAGTTCTGAGATTTCAGCCTTCAAAGCCTTAATCTCTTCGTAAAGAAGTTTAATACCTTCGATTGCCAGAGTAGACATCTTATGGTACTTAACTTGTTTTACCAATACATATTCTTCACCGTCGATAACAACCGTTTCGAATTCCTCAGGATTAGGAACTGAATCCTTAGTTCTTGGGTCTTCTTCCACATAATGGTTAAACCCTGCTGCTTCCAAACCTTGTGCAATGGTACCTTCATCTTCCTTACCATCCATGATAAAGGATTCTGTAGGTATACTGCAAATCTGTTCCAAAGTATGGGTTAATGGTTTGATGTTAGATTTCAATCTTTCATCGGAAGACTCTTTCCAGAAACCGGAAGGAGCAGTAGTCTTAGCAAATACTACCTGGTCAGTAGTTGCCAATCCCAATTGAGCTCTAGTTACTGTATGAGGATTATCCTTTCTACCTGCATGGTTATTGATAGAAGTTTGAGCAGCAGTACCTGCAGCCTTAGCATCGGCAATAGCAGCAGCCTGAGCAGTAGATACTGGCTTATTTGCATCCGAAGTATTGGAAGCATTACCCAAACCAACCTGGGATTTGGTAACTCCATGAGGATTAGATTTATTGGCAATGTGATTATTTACCTTAGTTTCTAAGGCAGTTACATCTGAACCAGTATCGGCAATCAAATCGTCAACGTAAGTTTTCAATTCTGTACGAAGAGCATTGATGGCATTAGTTCTATTGGTAACCTCATTTGCCAACCCCTGTACGGTATTATCCAAGTTAGTCTTATCTGCTGCAGTCATTACACCTGCAGTAGTCTTAGTTGCTGCAAGTATATCTCTAATTAAATCTGTAGCACCTTCATAAGTCTTACCCTCTGCACTCTTAGTTTTATTATTAAGAGTAGCTCTTACATTAGTTGAATTATGGGTAAGAGTGAATCCAGTAAGAATAATTCCTGGAAGAGAACTATTAAAGGTATCATGAGCATTATCTTTTGCAATACGGGCCTCTTGTTCAGCTTCAATAGCATCTGGTAAGGTTTGATTAAGCTTTATTACACTATCGGCATCCATCAGACCAGCTTCTTGAGTAGTGGCTGGGGTTAGAGGGATTACCATCCCATCGGGTTTATCAATGTAATGCCCTTGACCATCCGTAGCAGAATAGTTACATAAGATAATAACATTACGCTTATTTTTGTTAGCTATTGAAACCTTACTAATTAAATTTTTAGGCATGCTAGATACCACATCCTCAAGATGCTTACCTCTACTACCTTCGAAAGCAGTACCTGCAATTTCCCCAATGATAAGAGACGAAGTATTACTGTCTACGAATTTAGTACCTGACCAACGGAATTGGTATGGAGGTTCATCATCGGCAACATTTATATAAATCTTACCAGATTCTCCAACTACGGGAGTTTGGTGACCTGCATCCGTATACAATTGAACATTAGTAAGACCTCCAGTGGGGCTTACATCATAGGTAGCATATACTTCAAGTACATCATCTACATATGAAGGCAAATGGTTAGCAGGTACTAACCCCTTCCCATCCAATGGAGCAAAGCCATCAGCCTTACCCTTAGTTGCTACAAAGGCATCATGTTTAGCTTCTAGAGTATTAATATTATTCTGTAACTTAGTTTCAAGGGTAGTATCTGCCGCAGTTCTATCGGCAATCTCCTTATCAATCCTTGCACCCAATGCAGTATCAGCAGAAGTACGAGCAGTTGCTTCATCGTTTACAGCTTTAGTAAACTTGGTATCTAAAGCAGTATCTGCAGCTTTTCTATCAGCTACTTCTTGAGCAAGAGCGGCTTCTGATTTACCGTCCAAAGCTTCGATAGCATCTTTACGGTCCTGAACCTCTTGAGCAATAGCATTGGGTAATGTCTCATCCAGATTAACTTTATCTTGGGCGGTCATTACACCAGCTTTCTCTGTAGTAGCTGCTGGGATATAAGTAGTCTTATAATCTTCAGGCTCATGAGTATAAATACCCTCTTCTTTTTTAGAAGAGAAATTATGAGTTAAAGTAACATGACTGCTTTGTTGACCTACCTCAACTGGTTTATCACCAGATAAGATAATAATATTATCTGGTATAGAATCAAACAGCTTCTTATCTGCTGCAGTTTGTACACCAGCTTTCTCTGCAGTAGAGGCAGGCAATGTAATAGGATTCTGTTCTACTGTACCATCTTCAACTACGGTCTTAGTTGCAGCTATACCTACTGTGGTTTCATTAGGTGTTACTGCACCAAGGGCAAAGTTAGCAGTAGAGATTCTATCCAATTCTACCTTATCTTTCGCAGTCATCGTACCAGCCTTAGTAGCCGATACCTGAGGCAAATCGAAAGTTTCGGTAGTATCAGCATTCAAACCGTTATCCTTAGTTACGGTTACTGTTACCTTATTAGCATCAGAAGCTGCAGAGAGATCAGTTAAAGAATTTGGGTCTAACCCATCTAACTTAACCTTGTCTGCAGCAGACATAACTCCAGCAAGAGTTTGAGTTACCGGGAGTAAATTCTTGGTAGCTTCTACTTCTTCACCATATTGGTTATTTGCCTTATCCTTGGTTGAAGTCTTTACTTTGAAAGAAAGCTGAGTACCTGTTCGGGTTACAGTACTAACATCGGTAACCATGGTATCAGGCAAAGCATCAGAAGTACCTTCTTCAGCTACCAGTCTTTCTTCATGGTCATCGGTAATGTTAGTGAATTTATTATCTAAGGCAGTATCAGCATCGGTTCTGTCCTGAATTTCTTTATCGATACGTTTACCCAAAGATGTATCGGCAGCAATACGGGCAGCTTCTTCTGCATCGATGTTATCCTGGAGAACTTTATCTGCGGCCTTTCTTTCCTCTCTCTCTGTATTTAAGTCAGAAGTATTCTGATCAATCTTTGCTTCCAACCGAATATCTTCAGCTTTACGAGCAGCAATTTCGTTATTTAACAGATCCGTAATGGCCGTATAATTACCATTGATATTATCCTGAATACCCTGGATTAATTCCAGGTTACGTTGGATATTAGCAGTATTCTGAGTTACCAGAGCATTAGTAGCATTCAGGGAAGTTAACAACTCTGTACGAGTTTCACTTACAAAAGTTCTCAGCTCATTTACCGTAGTAGTAAGAGTATTACTCAGGTTAGTGAATGATTGTTGTAAAGTATTATCTCCCTGTTCTCGTAAGTTCTTTTCGGCTTCAAGCTTATTCTCCAACTCTGTAAGCTTAGCAGTCATAGTTGCTGCAAAGTTGGGATCATCACCGAGAGCCTTAGCAATCTCTGCCAAAGTGTCCAATACTTCAGGGGCTGAACCAATAATCTTTTGGATTGCAGCCTCTACTTGTTCTGCATTCTGAAAGTCAGAATCGTTTAATAACTGAGAAACCTTAGTGATATAGTTTGCATGTTCTTCGATGCCATCCAACTTGGCATACAGCAAGTCAGTGAAATCATTTGAAGAAAGTACCTTGCCATCTACCTTATCTACCTTCTTATCGTCCATTGCCTGGTCTGCAGCAATTCTATCTGCTTTCTCCTGAGCAACAGCATTACTGATAAGAGTATCTTGATTAGCTCTTTCAGTTGATTCTTTATCGATATTGGTTTGAAGTAAAGTATCTCCAGCTAAGCGGTCATTCTTTTCGGTAAGGATATCCTTATTAATACCAGCCATATCATCCTTGTGATTCTGAAGGTTGGTATCAATCTTGGCCTCAAGAGAAGTCTCTTTGGCAATTGCTCGGTCTTTCTCTGCATTAATAGCAGTAGTGTTGGCATTTACCTTTGCTTTTAGTTCATTCATAGCATCGGTATTACCTGCCTCTAGAGAATCAATACGAACTCCCAAAGCATTATCACCAGCAATACGATTTTCCTTTTCTTGTTCAAGCTTAGTGTTAATATTACCTACTTCGGATTCCAAAGCTTGTTTGGTATTATCCAACTTAGCAGTAAACTCAGTACTCAAAGCTTTATCAGCTGCAGTACGGTCTGCTACTTCTTTATCTAAGTTAACCTGGAGAACTTGGTCGGCAGCCTTTCTTTCTACACTCTCAGTATTAAGGTCGATATTGAGAGTATCGATACGAGAACTCAAGGCACTATCAGCATTAGTACGATCAATGATTTCTTCGTTAATCATATCCTTAACTTCCTTGTAGTTATCACCTACAGTCTTAGTTAAGTTTGTGATTGCCTCTGAATTTCTTTCAATACTATGTTGGTTAGTGGCAATAGCAGTAGTATTTGCATTTACCTGCTCAGTAAGCTCATTACGCAATGTATTGATAGACTCTTGCATACTCAATGCCAAGTCTGAAATACGTTGGTTAACGTTAGCCAGACTTTGAGTATAGGCTTCATCAGCAGTCTTTCTTTCGGCAATCTCCTTATCCAAGTTAGCCTGAATTACTGCATCGGCATCTTTACGGTCTTGGATTTCCTTATTAAGGTTATCTCTTATAACTCCGAGTGCAGCATCTCCAGTAGCAGACTTATTGTCTACGTATTCTTTCAGTTTAGTTTCAAGGGCAGTATCTGCATCCTTACGAGCTTGAACTTCAGCAGCTACTTCAGCACTGTTTGCCTCGTCTCCTGCAATACGGTCTTCGATTTCTTGGTTAACCTGTTCTGTGATTGCAGCCAATTTCTTGGTAATGGTAGCAGCAAAGTTGGGGTCATTTCCAAGGGCATCAGCAATTTCCTTAAGAGTATCAAGTACTTCTGGAGCAGAACCAATAATCTTTTGGATAGCTGCATTTACCTCTTCCTCAGTTTGGAAACCAGAATCGTTGATAAGCTGAGAAAGATGCGTAATATAATTTGCCTTTTCCTCAATTCCATCAAGTTTAGCTTTGAGTATATCGGTAAAGTCATTCTTAGTCAAAGAATAGCCTTCACGTTTATCTACTTTCTTAGTATCAAGATCTTTATCACCTTTTTCTCTAGCAGCAGCCTCGGCAGCAATAGCATTAAGCAATTGCTCCTTGTCTTCTACACCCTGCTCTTTTACATCTTCGATTTTGTGTTCAAGAACTAAATCCTGAGCAGCACGAGTAGTAGCCTCTGAATCGATATTGTTCTGTAATACTTGGTCTGCAACAGTACGGGCCTGAACTTCTTTATCAATATTACCTTGAAGAGCATTATCTGCATTGGTACGGTCTGTTACCTCTTTAGAGATTTCATTGTGAAGAACTTGGTCCTCAGAATGACGGTCTACCTTCTCTTGGTCAATTTTACCTTGAAGAGCTAAAGTATCTGCCTGGCGATTAGTGATTTCTTCGTTAATCTTAGAATCCAGTACAGTATCTGCGTTAGTACGATTTGCAGTTTCTTCTGCAATCTTTGACTCAAGGGATGCCTTATCATTGATATGGAGAGTTTTAAGGTCATTTACACTTTCCTTAATCTCATTATCGGCAGCAATACGTTCATCTTTTTCCTTTTGGATAAGATCCTTGAGTTCCTTCTCAAGTTCACCATTACCTTGATTTACCTTATCTTCAAGGTCTTTGATATCTTCAGCATTCTTATCTACCTTCTTCTCAACTCGGTCGATTTCAGCTTTTAAGTCTGCCTTAACGGTATCAATCTTCTTATTGATTTGGTCTAACCCATATTCTAGGTTATCCTGAACTGCAGCTACTGCAGCACCCAGAGCAGCTTCGGCTTCCTTAGCACGATTAACCTCTTCGGTTAAAGCAGTACGAAGGTCGGTTAATTTATTAGTGATAGTAGTTGCAAAGTTGGGGTCATTGCCCAATGCTTCTGCCAACTCTTTAAGAGTATCAAGGGCATCATCAGCACCATCAACCAAATCACTAATCATCTGTTTAACTTCTTCCTCAGTTTGATATTTCAAATCATTCTCAAGCTGAGAAACTTTAGTGATATAATTTGCATGTTCTTCGATGCCATCAAGTTTAGCCTTCAACTCATCGGTAAAATCATTTTTCGATAAGTCGTATCCTTCTTTCTTATCTACCTTATTCTTGATAGAAAGTACGAAGGCCCAGAACTCATTTATAGTTCCTCCAAAGCCAGCTTTAACAAAGTCATCATAGTAACCCTGTAATAACCGCTGGTCTATTTCTTCGCAGGTATAATACTTACTTACATACATATTTTATAAAATTTAAGGATTAATTACTGCACGTTGACGACCCAGTAAGAATTCCGAATCGATATCTCTGAATGGTTCTCCCTCTGAACCACAGAAGGCATTCATTGGTATATCCGGATTTTCGGGGTCTACATCTCCACCGTCCTCAATATCTCCCCGTATGCAAGCATAATCAGGAAGCCTATTTACACGGAACTTTATTACCTGGCCTATACCAGGATGAGGTATTATTTTATCCCAGATATCCCCGAAGTAATCTTGAAAGCAGGTGACAAATTTGTTTCCGGTCATCGATTGAAATGCCGTTACATCATTGCCATTACCTTTCATTTCAATATGAACTCCAGAGGTACCATTGAGGATAACCAGATTACTATCAAACCAAATTCCACTGTTTGTAGTAATTGGTGTCCACCTCAGTACTAACATCTTTGCCATATACTTTATTTTTATTCTACAAATTCGATTTTGGTATCTCGGTCTCTCTTTAGGATAATCATGAAAACTAAAGCCTCATCCTTTGCCTGAGCAGTCTGAGTATCTCCAGAAGGCTTATACGTTATACCATTAATTACAAACCTATCTTGTTCCCAATTAAAATCCCAATAACCCTCCGGTGTAAGATAACCGATTTGTTCTATATAAGATTTAGAAATTAGTATTGATAAGTTTTCGTCATCCAATTCTCCTGAGACGGTTGCCTTGTTGATAGGCCAGTTTCTGAAAGCATTGTAGTAACACAATGCTTCGATTTGGATGTTATAATATTTAGGTATACTGTCTTCGGCATGACTGAGAAGCTGATTAACATGTTTGGCCCAAGTTATGGTTTGTCTACCAGCATCCCAATCTAAGAAGTCAGTGATAATTTTCTTGTATCTATCCCAAGAGCGGTTCTTTACCATTCTCCAGGGTTCTTTTGTCATAACTTAGTTAAGATTGATTTCTTACCACCTTTTACTGGAGCACTTGGGTTGGGTCCATCTAATACTCCAGGTTGCCTTCTGTTAACTACTTTGGGAACTACGGTTCTGAATACTTCATCACAGAACGGTAAGTAGATTTCCAATCGTGAAGCTAACATACAAAGGTTCTTCCTTAATTCATCTATTAATCCACCTGGTTGCATTGCTTGAGAAAGTGTTTTCCATAGGGAACTTGTAGCATCTGCCAAGGTATCATAATATTGCACTTCAGTAGGCCCAGTAGTGATTTGTTTTATCCTATCACCTCGGGCAAGTTCGGGTTTAGAAGTACCATCACCAGTTTGTTCTTTGGTAGAAGTTAATTGACTTAGATATTCTGAAGTACTTGTTAATAGATTAAGTATCTTCACATTGAGAAAGTCCCATGCTGCCAATTCCATTATTAATTGGTTTTCTAGTGCTTCATACCATAATTCATCAGTATACTTATCTGCAGGAATTTGGTGATTTACTAGAGGACCAATATAATATTGCCATTTGGTGATGTAGATAGATTTATCTTCCCTGGTCATCCCATCGGATATTTCTGAAGGGATATAATGGTCGATTAAGTTATATATTGTATCGGCTAATGCCGTATGCCCATAATCACAAACTACCAGAGTCTTATCTACGGTGATATCTAAACCGCTAGAGTTAGTTACATGTAATGTTACGGTATAGAAACCGGGAGTTTCATAAGAATAGGAAACATGTCTTCCACCATTGAAAACCTCTCCCTTATCATCGCCAAAGTCCCAGTCAAAAATAGATTTGGCCGGGACTTTGGATATGACTCTGAATGAAACTTCCAGACCTGACGTAACGTACAAAAAGTCCAGATTGTTATTCATATTAGTCTGTCTTATGTAATTTTCATAGATTACCCTTTAGAAGAGGATTCGAATTCTTCCAGCAAAGCCTGAAGAATTGTTTCTACTGTATCATCTTTCTCGGCAACGATTTCATGAAGACCTGCTACCAGTTTCAGTTCTTCCAGGGAATAGCCCTTTGCAAGTTTTTCAAGAGTCATGCCTTTCTTGAACTGAGCATTCAGTCTCTTATCCAACTTTTCGATGTCGGCCTCTGAATACTTTTCGATTTCTGATTTATCAGCAATGATAATCAGATGGCCAGAGGCAATTGCCTTCTGAATCTTTGGTGCACGGAATTGACGACGAGAGAGTTCCTTGTCTTCTCCTCTACAAACGGTAATACCAGTTGATTGGTCATGAAAACTGTAAGCTCTTGGTCCCACAGTTACTGTATATTTATCTTTAGCCATATTTCCTAAGATTTAAAAATGATTAAAGAGAGGATAGGTCTTTTTTTTTAGTTACCTACCCTCTCAGGGAATTTATATAGATGAAACCGGACGTCCCTTATTATTCTAGGTTAACCATCAAATATGGGTCTACGTTCATGAACTCGGGGAAGCCGAATTCTGAGAACTTCTTGTCAGCAGCCAGCAACAGAGTTGCATCCTGGTACATCTTAGAGAAGCCAGTAGTCAAGCTTGCATAGATTGCCTGAGTCTGGTTAGAAACGATTCTTTCAGATTCAAGCATCAACTGACGAGCAGTAAGCTTAATCAAGGCAGCAGATGTATCAATCAACAGCAACTGTTGGTCGGGTGTACCCGGGTGAATGTAGAAGTCAGCATTCTTGGGAACAGGAGACTTAACATTCAGGGTAGCTTCTGTAGTACCAGAGTGACGATCCTTGAATTCCGGCAAGTTCAGCATTTCGATTGCCTGGTCTTCACCACCAATCATAGTTTGGAAGTTACGTCCCATACGAGCAGCACGTACCCAAATATGCAGAAGGTCTTTGTAAGTGATACCATTAGTTGTTTCGTATACACCGATTACCGGGGCAGACTCAGAGCCATCAGGGTTGTTACCATTGATAGCAACGTCCATAGCCAGAGTATCCAGAGCATAACCCAACTGAACACCAAAATCACGAAGGTAGATTCCCAAGACATCGAGCGAAACATAGTTACGAACTTCATCAGTAAGTTTGAAACCTTTTCCGATTTTGAAGAGGCTAACTGATTTCTGTCCGAAGCTAACATCACCCAATGGGATAGTTTCTGCCTCATTAACCTTTGCAGGGGCAGCATCCGACATGTTAACCATCGGCATGATTGCTTGTAAACCATTGATTGGTTGGTCAGATGCAATGATATTTGGATAGAACGGAGCCTGGCGCATACCCAATGTGATAGCAGCACGAATGATTTCCGGAACAATCCAACGAATATTCTGTTGGGGCATTGTAAAGATGTTCTGCATCGTGTCCACTTTTGGATTGATGCCCATCTTTTCAAAAAGTTCATCTTCTGAAATACCCCATTTACCGGTAACCAATTCTCCAAAAGTTACCTCTACAGGCTTCTTGTCCTGTGAACCGGAACGAACAGCTTCCAAGCTTCTTACCATTTCCGGCAGCTCATTCATAAAATCCTGAGCCTTCAACTTTGTAATATCTATTTTATTTTCCATAACTTCTTTTCTCTTATTTGATGAGTACTTGAATTACCTCATTTGCCTCTTCTGCTGGATTAAGGGCAATGAACTGGGTTGAAGTTGCTTGGTTAGCTTTTACGAATCTATCGTTAAGCAATTTTCCATCGGGAGTTACATAGCCAGCTTCGATATTTCCGTTTGATACCCAGTTACAAATCATGTAACCTTCCATAGCTACTGTTACCTCTACCGGGAAATTTCTTTGAGGTTGATAAGCAGGGTTAACGTTATCCGTTACTGCTACACCCAAATAAACTTGAGTAGCTGTATCAGTGCAAGGGTAAATCAAACCTTCTTCATTCAAAGCTACTGGCATACCCTGTACGATTTTCTCTCCAGCTTTAACATTGAAAGCCTGGTGCAATTTGTGTGACTCACTTTTGTAAATCACCGCTCTCGGGGTTCTTTCCCCAAAGAGAGTAAGTTGCTGAGGGTCGTTTACGATTTTAGTTTTTTCCATAACGCGGATTATTTATATTAGTTATTTGATTTTGTTTCGATACAAGTTATCGATTACATTCTTAGTACTCGGAGATTCTGAATTCCGTTGGGTATCAGTACCCTGGGTTCCAGTTTTACCCTCGGTATCATCCTCAGCAATTGAGGAAGCACGGTTGACGTCCTTAGAACCACATTTTGAGCAAGTGAGAGGGAACTTCTCTTCCAAGCGAGCTTGGTAATCCTTTGTCAAGGAAACAAGAGTAGTAATACCAGTAGTCTCGGCATTGAGCATCGTAACGATTGTCTCATCTACCTTATCACCCATCAACTTCTTGTAAGTTTCTACGGCATTTTCACGGAGAGAAGCAATGTGATTCTTTCCTACGGTTGCCATTTCCTTCAAGTTAGCTACTTCGGCATTCAAGTTGGTAATCTGTTCCGTAAGAGAAGTTTTCTCTGTAGTAAGATTATCTACCGAAGTTTGCAATTCGTTTCTGGATGATACCAAAGTCTGAATGCAGGCAATTACATTTTCCTGATTCATCTCTTTACCTTCTTCCAGGGTAAGCATGTTATCCCCAAAAAGGCTTTCAAGAAATTTTTGTAATTCGTTCATGTTATCTTTATTTGAATGATTATCATTGGCATCATTATCATTAAAAGAACCCTGAGTATCGTTCTTTTCTTGATATGATGTTAAATCTGATTTATAATCAGTAAAGAAGTATTGCTTCGATTTATCATCTCTATACTCTTCATAGGATGCCCAAGTTCTTTTGGCAAAGGTTGGGTTAATGATTTTACCATCCGAGCCAATTTTCTGGGCAAATGAATCAGCACCATGTGAAACTAGTGAGGTCTCAAGGTAACGAACAATTTCAGTAACCATTCTACGTACCATAACTCCCTTAGAGTCATAAGTACCCAGTTTCTGATAAAATTCGTTATCTTCCATTTGGGGATGGGATTTATCCCACTTAAATTGTACAGTAACTGAATTACTATGAATTGAAGGTGGCTCCATAAGGATGCCTCTAGCAATTCTTGGGTTTGCCTTACCATCGATTTTCAGAATACCGTTGATACCAGCGGGTATAGTAAAGCTACCGTCTTTATAGGATTCCTGCCACATTACTTGTGATACAGCACCAATAGCATTACCAATGTTGGTTTCATGGTCACAGTTTACTGTTTGACCAAGCAACATCTTCATAGAAGCCTTTAGTACTCCGTTCTGTCCAAAGTCTGTCGGGTTCCAATTCTTAGATACAATCGTTTCTGAAAGTAATCTGAACATTGGTTCGATAAACTCTTCGTCCTTAGGAGTTAGTTCCGATTTGTCTAGGTTGGGATAGTAAGTATTATAATCTATATCCCCTCCCCAAAACCCAAATTGAGCAATGGAATCCGGTGTAGGATTTTTCCATTTGTAATAATTCTCTGAGAAAGCCTTGGCTCCCACTGCTTCTGGGATATACCCAGCCATAATGGTATGGCCTTGACCTATCACCATAGAATCAAGATGCTCTTTGTTTTTCTTTGTAAATTTACTCATCTTGCTTTAGTATTTTGGTCTCCTCGAGAAGGAGCCGGGTTATTCTTATCTCTTGACCTACGAGCAGATTGGTTTTTATCATCCTGCCTTTGTTTCTTCTTGGTACCCTCTTGTGGGTCTGTATTACCACCCTTAGCAAATTGGTCCTCAAGTGAAACTCTTGGTTCCTTTTCATCTGGTGAATCATAACCCATTGCCCAAGCATATTGCTCTTGACTAATGATACCAGCCTTATACAATAAGTCAAGGTTCTGTATCTTATACTGAAGACCTTGTTGGATTTTAACTTCATCAGAAACTGTAGAAGTTCCCCAATCAATCTTCATCCCCTTATTATTAAAGCCTGCCAAACGCAGTTCTAGAGAATAAAGTCGGTCCAATACATAAGCTACAAGCATTTGGATATTTTTTAACTGGCTAATCATCTTAGACAGCATTATACCAGTTGCACCTTCACCAGTAGTAGATGATACCCCAATGATAGAGCCATTAACTCCCAACCCATTTGCTACAGATTGTTGGTTCATATTCCAAGGCTTCTCGATATTACCGAGCTCCTTAGTAGTAGAATTTAGTTTGAATTCATGGTCATCTATGTAACCAGCAACTACCCCATCCTTCATACCCTCTTTAACATTACGTTTAAGGATATTAAGTTCATGGTATAATCTGGATTCATAAGATTTGATACTCTCATTTGGCCTTTGTGGAGATTTCTGCATCTTAGCTTCTAAGAAACCAACCATACCACAAATCTCCATGATATGTTTGAAGTTAATCTTCATATCATTTTGTCCTTTGAGAGAATCCAATGCAGGCATAAATGGAGGAACTCCATAAGGTTCATCGGTATCATTGAACATACCAACATAGAAGTAGGTTTCTGGGTTAAGCTTAATGTAATCTTGTTGCTTAACAAAGAAATTTATATTCTTTTGGTAAGGAGCATACACCCCATTTAATTCACGTTTAAACTTGATGTGTTCTGGCTTAAGGAATAATACAGTAGCCAAACCATCAAGCTTATCATTTGGTACTCCTTCTACGGATATTGCCCCACTTACAAGAAGTTGAACAATCATTTTATTAACTAAACCATCTATACCAGCAGTATATCTGGTCCATCCCTTGGTGGCTTTCTTAAGATGTTCTCTCATCTTTGAAGCCTCTTCATCGGTATTATTAGGGAAAGTTACTGTATGACTGGTGTTAGCTAACTTAAACATATCTTGCAATGCAATGCCCATATCAGGATTTACCTTATATAAATCCCGAATTAAAGGTATCACATCAACACGAAAAGAGGGTTCAACTAATTTAGTCAACCCTTGTAATGATGTAATTAAGTTATCGCTATCATCGTCAACTGAAACCCTACCAGGCGAAATCGATGTGGCAGGCTTCTCCTCTTTATTAGAGGATGTACCATTCTTGGGAGGGTCCTTCTTACGTCCCCAACCCCAACTAAAATTGAAGTACTTTTTCATCTTGGTTGTACGATTACGTTAGTTTTTCCTTTCCTTATGTGATTACATATTGCTTTTCCAAAGATATCATCATCGGCATATACGTCTCCTTCAAGGTCTACATCTACAGCTGAATTGTTAGCCCTATGTTTACCCATTGCAACAGGTCTACCTAAACCATCATAGATGAAAGTATAAGCTTCTTGTACAAAGAATGGATCCTTAATGATTACATGATCTAATCGAATATCTTCTTCCAAGTTCTCTATTATCACTGAACGATTCTTTTGGGTGGTTAACCAACCAGGGGATTTATCCATTTCAGGTCTACTTTTACCTTTTTTCTTTAGCATCTTCTGGTAGTAGTAAAGGTTAGGGTAGCCTTCGTCTTGAAGCTTAGAAGTTACTGATAAACCAACGTCATTGGATTCTGGAGCTATTACTGCCCAGTTAAACAACTTCCCAGTATCACCAAGTAACTTAGCATAAGCTCCCACTGCCATTCTTCCCTTATATACTACTTGTTCTTCTCCTGGCTTATCCATACAAGTAAATGAAGAGTAGTCAGAAGCTCTACCAGTTGAAACGTCTGCACCAATGAAATATTCTTTATCTGATTCGGGTTCACAGAATTGTCGGTATTGACCATTAAATCTCTTCTTAATAACTGGGTAATCACTAAGGCAGTCTTCGATAGCTTTAATATCGGCTAAGTCGAAGACTGTATTACCAGATGATAAGAAGTCACCATCAATTTCTTGTGCAGTTCGTTTTGCTCCCAAAGCAGAAGACATTTGGTTATACCAATTGATATCTCGTTCTGGGTGCATTTGCCAGTATAATCGAATTGGGTTAAAAGGATTACCTCCTGCAATGGCATCTACCCAAGTTGAGTGATAGAAATTACCAACTCCATAGGGAGTGGAATTGACGATGGCAGCTCCACCAGTGGAAAGAGTAGGGAATGCAGCAGCCCAAATTTGAGCAGCCCATCTTACTACTGCTGCCTCGTCAATTACCAGAAGAGAAAGGGATTCCGAACGACCGGCTTCGGATGATGTCGGAATTGATTCAATAAATGACCCATTATCAAATTCTATCATGGAAGCAGAACCGTATTCTCCAGCTCTACCATTGATTATGGGAGTTTGAAGGTACCATGGAAGATTCTTGTACATGAACTTAATCTTCTTAAGCACCTTCTTAGCAGTTGTGTCTTTGATAGAGATAATGTTTATCTTTTTGTTGGGATGGTACATCGCCAACCAAAGACAGTACATTGAAATAAGTTCTGTAATTCCTGCCTGACGGAATTTGAGAATGATATTGAATCGTTGGGCAATGAAATTGTAGAGAACAGATTTCTGAAATGGGTATAAATCGAATCTTACCTTTCCTCTTACTGGATGTATCACATAGCAAAAAAGGCTAAAAAAGAAAACATCACTAGAAACTCGGGATAGGTTTGATAGCTCTTCCCGAGTTAATGTAGTTCTAGTTTCTGAGATAGTCTTTGCCATTACTTAAAAGTTATACGTTATTTGAAATTCGATGTCAGTACCTATACCAGATTTTATCTTCGGATAGTAAAAGGTATTGACTCCGAGTTTGTAATTAAATCTCTTAGTCTTGATTGAAAGACCAGCTCCCATATCGAAGAGATTATTGAAAGGTCTGTATTTGCCATAAACGTATGGACTAAGTGATAACCTTGCAACTTTCTTTCGAGTTAATTGACCTTCATACCAGTTGTAGTTGTATTTATCTAAGTCGATTGGGAATAGTCTAGTTGAATAAGTGTTAGTCTCCTTATTGAACAGACTTAAGTTCAACTTATCTTTCTTCAAAACAATTTGAACCAGGGAATCTTGGTTACTGATAACTGGCTGCCTTAGCATGGAATCAGGAAAGAGAGTTGGCTGCTTATTATCATGAACTAAGATTTTACCTGGTTCAACTTTTTCTGAGTACTTCTTCTCTGGTTTGAAGGGTTTCTCTGTGTATACTGTATCTGGGATTTCATTGACCGCTTGTTCCAGGGAATCAACCTCTCGAGAAAGTTTGTAATTCCTGAAGCAAAGGTAAATAGTAAATCCTAGTAGCAAAAGGAACACTACGTTTTTAAGTGTCTTCTTCATCTCGTAACTTTAGATAATTATCTTTGGCAATGAACTTATCGATGCAAAGATGGGTTAATACTTTCATACTTGAACTCAAATCAAGAGTCGGTATTCTTAACTTAATCTCCAAACCCTTAGAATCTTCGGTAATGGAAACTTTAATTCTTCCTCGATGATTCTTAACAAGTCGGTTATATAGAGCAGCAACCGTATTAAAGATTGCTTTCAGATTCTTCGGTGTAACTTCCGAACGATGTAAAATTTTCTTAGTCATATCACTGTAATTTTTAGGTTCATACGAATATAGTCAACTAGCTCTAAATCAGGTACTTGGCAAATTGATGCCAAGTCTTGGTACTACCTAATTCATTCAAAATTAATTAGTTAGGTTTGTGGCTTGTTTTCCTTTCCCTTAACAATCCCTATCCTTTCAGAATTGTATTTTGGAATTATTCCTTTCCTTCCTTCTTACCTTCTTACCTGGCTAATAGCCATTATATATATAGGGGGAGGTCACTGAAATTAGGGTACACTTTTAAGGCATCTTTTAAACCAAATACCTACCTCATAAACCGAACCCTTGGCAATTGTGTACCTTGCCTTGTTAAGCCAATAATGGTAATCCTTAAAATCATCCTCGAATGTATTACCATTTTTGTGAAGGTAAATTTTAAATTTATCTGGGAATCCCATAATTGCCTTGAAGTCTTCGATTCCTAAAGGGTAACCATCCGGTCTAAATTGCCTATCTGCAGGCCTGAGAGTTAATGGGGGTTTATCATACTCCAATCGATATACTCCTGGGAGAGTACTCATCTTTGCAGTTTTGATAGGCCATTTCTTTTCATCCTTGAAATCTCTAACCCAGAGTCTATGTATCTTTGCTACTGTGAGATTTTTCTTCTCAGGGAGTTTTCGATAGTCATACATTGCCAGAGTTTTACTCATGAATGGAATCTGGTTAGTATTATTTTCCTGAGAGAATGTGAGTGGTTTTAGTAGATTTCTAGTAGTTGTTGGAGTTTTTACTTGAAATACTTCATCAAAAGCATTCAAGTATTTCTTACCGGTCTTTTTATGTATTCCAATGATGAGTAATCGCTTCCTTGATTCCTGAGAGTTTCCGTAGTCTAAAACTGACCTTTCGTGAAAAATTAATTTATAGTCTTTGAAGGTTTCCTCAAAGAAATCCTTGGGAAGTAGTGTTAGCAGTCTTGGTAGATTTTCTATAAGAAATATCTTAGGTTTATACTCGAGTATTGATGCAATTACTAGATTAAGACTACGGTTATCTTTAGGATTACCCAATTCCTTTACTTTGGATAACCTCATTACTGAGGCTGCTCCGCAATCGGGGCTTGATATAATTATGTCTACTTTCTCATCGAATTCTTGTAAACAAAAGCCCTTGTAGAACGGTATATCCCCAAAATTTAATTTCCATTGTTCTTCTCCTGGAGTGTGGAATACTCCCCTTATCTCTATGTTCCCTAACAAATTCTTCTTAAAAGGGAACAGGAGTGCACCCTGTCCAGCGCACACTCCCAATACCCTTAGTTTCTTCATTTCTTGTAGCTTCTCAATTTAATGTACTTAATCCAAGCAAATGGCTTACGGTCTTCCAGATAGCTCAGATTCTTATCATTATTGTGGGCTTCTTCTTCGAAACTTACATCATGATATCTTTCATTCTGTTTATCCCACTTGGCAAAGCACATGATGATTAGATATTCGATGATATACCAAAGGTAGAAGAATCCAAAAACCAGGGCCACTACCCACCAAAAGGATATATCGAATGATAACCAAAGTATGATACCGAGTACCAAACCCACTATACTACACTCAATCTGCTGTATCTGATGAATACACTCATGATTGATATCATCCGGTTTACACTCTTCTACTTTGTGTTTGAAGAATGAGTTATACACCAGAGTAATTGCTTTGTAACTGGGGAAAAGGAATACCTTTGCTACCCAGCTGTTAAAATGACATCTTTTCATAATTTACCTTTAAAGTTTTCGTAAGCATTTCTTAGTTTTTGGTCGTAGGCATTCTGGGCATACCCGGGACCATTGTATTTTCTGGCAAAGCCAGCCCAGTCCTTTTCTTTGAGATTACTCAAACAACCAGAGTTTTTCATGAAATAATACATGAGTTCTAGTTGATTTGCATGAGATTCCGACATCTTATGAACGAATTCGAAGACATCTTTACATTCACAGAGGTTGTGATTGAAACCCATAATCTGGAACATACCCCAACTTGCAGACTTCAATGCACATTCTTCGTCAATTTCTTTGGCTAATTCGAGTCTTTTGTACTCGTGTACACCTCCCAAGTACTTCGATTTATCCCATTTAGGGAAAAAAATCGTAGAGTATCTCTTACAAAGGTAAGCTAAATCTCTATCAGGGAATTTCTTATGTACTTCTTTGTACATAATGTGACCCTCAAAAAGAATTTGAGGCCTACCATCAGCTAAAAACCCATCTCTACCTGCAGCTTCTACCAATTGAACAGCCTTCAATAGAGCAGGTTCTAGACCTAAGCGAGTAGCAAGGTCTTTAATCATCTCATTTGTTAGTTTATCCATAACTTATCAGTTTTAATGGTTCAATTTTAGTAATGAAAGTATTGCTTATAACCCATTTTCAATATGTTTAGAGGTTCTATTATCATATATAACTTATAAAATAATGCAATATGGACAAGAAAAATGAATGCCAGATATGTGGCAAACCAATTAATTTAGAGGAATTCGATGAAACTAGAGAGATTCCCCAACTTATGGCAAGAAAACAAGTTTGTTTTAAATGTGCTTTTTGGTTTAATCGATTAGCTTATGATAAAGAACTTGAAAAAGAGAAGAAAATTGCCGTAATTACTCCCGATTATTCCCATTGGATAACTAGAATACCGGGAAGTATTCTAATGGTTCCTTCTGCTTTTGGAGGGATTTACCAAACTAAACTCCAACCAGTCAACACTCTTGGAGTTATTGATGAAGACCAAGAGAAACTTTTCATCATCCGTTATAATAACATCACTCATCAAGGCACTATACCGGAGCATCTAAGAGATGCTTTTAAAGTAAACGGAATATTTCTATCTCCACAGGAATACAAAATGCTAGAGGATTACCGGGGCAATGCCTATGAATTTATTAAAAATAAAATAGATAATGCAATAAACAAAGAATAATTTCGTATATTTGCATAAAGAAAATTTCTAAATAAAAATAGATATGAAAAAAGAAAAGAAAGAAGTAAAAAAGCTCAAAGAAGGTGATGAGGTTATCTTCGTATTATCAGGAAGACCAATTACAGAGAAAGTAACAGTAGAATCCATTGATAAGAAAGGTGGATTTGCAATGCTCAGTAACCGGGTAAAAGTTGCAAGAACTCTCGGTCCTGATAATACATATCCAAGGTTGGATGGGCAAAAGGGGGAAGTTCTTCCACTTACCGAAGAAAATGAAAGAGTATTCCTTGCATATAAGGCCTATTTCTCAATTAAGAGAAACATAGAATTACTTGACAAGGAAATAAATGGCCTGAAAGAAACAGATGCTTTCAATATGATGATTGAATTTGATAAGAAGCTTACCAAGATTATTAACAAATACCTCAAAGAACAATGACTACTGTATTAGCAATAATTTATTTGGTATGCTTACCGTTCACTGTATTTTTTGTAAGGGCTTGCTTGGATTATTTACCCTATACTCACAAAATACACTCTCTCGTTTTATTCATCTCGGTATGGATAGTATTACCTCTATTTCCGATTTACCTATTAACCAAGTACCTAAAACATAAGTTGCTATGAGATTCTTTTTTGATAGACACGGTGATTATGCTGGGACATCAATGCAAGGGTGGGAGATTCTTCTCCTACTCTTGTTCCCAGTTGCTCTAATAATCTTCCTCGTATTCTTACCTTTCTATGTATTTCATAAATACAGTTCTAGAGAAGAGGATAAAAAATACGAGGAAGAACATCCAGAAATACTAAAAGTAGATTCTTATATTACCTGCTGGTATCCCTGGCATAGATATTTTGTTGCATATACACTGGCTCTTATATTCTGGGTAATTGCTTTTATAATTGGGATATTATCTTAATACAGGTATTAAGTTGGAACTACCCAATAAAAATTCAAATCTAATGGATATTTTTTAGTGGGGTTAAACCTACTGGAGAGTATAGGAGTATCACTGCTAGCAGAGGGAGTTGAAACTTTTGTAAGAGTATAGGAACCCAATCCAGTTGTTTTTGTTGTAAAGTATGAATTACTTGGTAAATTGTAGCTAGGACTAAAAGCATTACCATTCTTATCGAGGCAGGACCAAGACAACATTTTGAAATTTCCCGGGTACAGGTTAGCAATATAGACATTAATAGCATATCTATTTTGATTTACTATCCAATTCTTATTTCTGTTACCCTCAGCCATAGATCCACCTTCGCCACTAATATTGGTAGTAACCTTAAAAAAAGCACTCGTGTCTACTCCATTGATGGTTATAGGATTAAAATGTATTTCCCAATATTCTTTTTCTTCGGGAGTAGTAAGGTGTAGATTTATTTTATTACCAGATTCATTTTGTGTAAGTATACAAAGCCCAGAAGTACCGTCATCTCGGGCAGTAATCTGAATACTATTGTTACTTTTGTCTTCCTCCAGAACATAGTCCGGGGTATTGATGCTAGCAGAATAACCAACTTCAATAACCCCGGACAATTTGCCATTTACATACTTACGCTTTTGAGATTGTATTGTCCATCTCTCAGAGTTTCCCTGTCTTATTTCTGCATATACATCTTGGGTAGATCTCCCCCCCCCTAATTTAAGAACTTTATTTTCCATAATGTATAATGTTTTTAGATTGATACTGTTCCTCCTGCACTTGGTACTATAAATGACCCCTCTGATATCCAGGTAGCACCTGATTTAGTATATACAGATACTTTATCTCCTGCACTTGGTACTATAAATGACCCCTCTAATATCCAGGTAGCACCTGATTTAGTATATACAGCTACTTTATCTCCAGTAGTACATTCTATTGGAGAACCAGGTTTTGAGTCATTGGCATAGAATGGAATTGGCATAGTAGTAGTACCAGTTGCTGAGAGACTCTGTAGATACATCTGATCTGAAGATGATGTATTCTGTGGCCTAGCTCCCCTGCCAAAGAGATAGTAGCCTGTACCTATGGGCAATCCAGAGAGAGTGAATGTTGAAGCCCTTTGTGGCTCCTGAGTTACTGGTATACTAAGGTTAGCATCCCCACAGGTTAAGAAGATATGCCCTGAACGGTTAGCTCCAGTTTGATTACTCGATAAAGCGGTCAGGGATAACATGTAATGGTTCTCAAGAGTACCCACTGGGGCAACGGATACTGAGCACCAATCGGGAGCATTACCCACATGGGGAGTTTCTGGCTTTTTAGACCCATCACTACCCTTTAAATAGGCCATCACAAGGATTTGAGCAGTATTAGATTTATCACTACCTAAAGGCAATGTGTTTGAAACCACTTTTATGTATCCACTATAGGTTACACCAGCCCCTTGAGTTACTGTGAGATTGATTTTGTTATTAGACCCATTTTGGGCAAATGTCAGAGTAGTAGACCTTGAGGACCCAGTATTTTCTGAATAGTTAATTTTTACATCTAAGTAACCATCTCCAACGGTAACTCCTCCCCAAATAGCCCAACTTACGGAGGCTGAGCCCAAAGTACAAGAGGGTGTAGAGGTTGAAACTACTTTGCCATTTACCAGTTTCCTTTTGAGGGAAGTGATACGGTAGGTTACAGTACCACCCTCTGAAGATACAGTATCTGTACCTGTATCGGTAATTGCACGTGCTAGTTTGAATAATGTTTTTTCTTCCATATCTTTATAAGTTTTTGGTTTATAGAAAGAACTTTGATATTGTAATCTACCAGAGGGATAATCCGAAGTCTATGATATTATATAATCAATATAAAGAATTATGAGAAAGTATCAGTATCAGATTTACTACCATACAAGCAGAGGAAGGTACTTCATTAAGATTAGGTATTCCTTCCTGGGATTGGTGTTTTGGCTTACACTTAGAGATAAGAATTCGAGTAATATAGAAACCTTCCTTGATAAGGATAAGGCAATTGAAAGGGCAGAAGATTATTTAAGATATTTATACCTAAAGAGAAAAAATAGTAGGGTGTTAAAGGTTACTGGGAGAATAGATATTACCAGTAGGTTAAAATCAGTGAGGGAGGATTATTAAGATGGTGAAGGTTGAAACAATTAGGGATGATAATGAAAAGAGAATCCTAAGATGCTCTGAAGGTAATCGGATTTGGTATCAGATATGGATTACCCAATTGGATATGAATTGTATAGAAAGGTACTTTGATGGGTATGGTGAAGTTAAGAGGTGGTGGTTAAGGAATCTTCAACAGTATTATGTTTTCTTTTATGAGAAGAAAGGTGGTAAGGTTCGAGGAGTTCTTGGGAAAGATAGGACTAAGGATTTAATTCGTGCTATACTTTAATTAGTTGCCAGGGATGTTAGGTCTCTGGCTTCTTTGTGTGTTATGTGGGCATGTATGTGGTGTGGGATATCTGGGTATGCCTCTAATACGAGGTGTCAAAATTTCCTGGTACTAAAATGTGTATTTGTCTTCAAAGTACCCCTTAATGCGAAAGCCTAAAATCGTGGGGTACTAAAAACGGACTACGGTTCCGTTAAATTTAACATTTGAAAATAAAAAGTAAGGGATAAACATTTTTATTTATCCCTTTGCTTTCTTTTAGTCCTCAAAAGTTTCGTTATCGTCTTTTAAAATTTCTTTTAAGTCTCTATAACATTGAATTGCTAAATAAATTACACCAACAAATAAAAATATATTTAATAACATAGAATTTAATTTTTAAGTGAGTAGGGAAATATTTCCCTACTCTTCTGATTTGTTTTTATTTCAAAGAGTTTTTCACTATTTCAAGCCCTTTTATTAGAATTGCTTTCTTTTCTTCTTTAGTGTTTTCGCTTGCAATTGAAGAAAAAGAAAAATCATTTATAACATAGACTTGTTTATAAAAGTCTATAAATCCGTCAATTAGTTTTTTATCTGCATTGTTTGCAATCGTGGAAAGAAAATTGAAAGTTACATTTCTGAACTTTTTACGTAATGATTTGATTTGCTTTTCGTTTGCACCCTCAAAAAGTTCTTTTTTGTAAATTTCTGTTTTTGTTCCTAAAGCTGTTTTAAAAAGTCCTTGATTTTTTTCTTTCACAGACTTTAAAACATCTAAAGCAATTAAACTATTTGCTTTGCTGTTTGCTACTGCTTTTTCTACACTCACTTTATTTATTTTTGTTGTCATAATAAAAACGCTTGAATATTTTATTATTATTATTTTATAACCTTTTTGATAGATATTCAAGACTTATTAAACTATCTAATAAGGTAGTATTTGTTTCATTTCTGTATTGCAAATATAAGAACTATTTTTTAATCTACAAAATTTTTAGAAAATTATTTTCTTAAAAAGTTTTAATTAAAAATTCATTCAAATATCGCTTTATCTTTTCGACATTGCAAAGATACGGACTTTATTTTAATCTACAAACATTTTCAAGAAAATTTTTTGAGAAAATGAATATTTTTATTTTCAAAATTATTTTTGTGAAAAATCTATAAATTCAAAAATTTATTGCACCCTAAAAAGGACTTAATTTTTGCACTTAATTTTGGGGGTTCACAAGGAGAATCTTCGCACGCCTTGTAGTGGGCATATATGATATGTATATGGATAATCCTATATAGCTTATGCCTGTCCTCTTGAGAGTGTATTATATACCCGTATATTGAAGGCCATTAATCGACTAAGGTGATAAAGAATTAAGGCTCATTAGCTATATCCCTATTATTGCCCTCTATAAACCTATTGGGTCCTAATTCAATAAGGCCATATAGGGACTATGGTAAGCCTATAGGGATTAGGATAGCCTATAATGGCTTACTAAGTTAGCGTAAGTAAAAACCCAGGTACCTTAGTTAGGCCCTGGGTTAGGTAAATTAGTCTAGGCAAATAGTACTGTCTGAGTCTAGGATTATTATATGGTCTGATTGGTATATAATATCCGATGAGACCTGTTTTAGCTTATTGGGTTGGTAGGTTATTATACCAGTATAGGCATCATATAAGAAAGTATGTAAGCCCTGGGATAAATCTAAGTTATTGATTTCCTGTTGTTCCTCTAGAGTCCAAGTGTCTAATGAGGGATCCCTGAGGATTTGAATTAGGTATTCGAAATTAGTTTCCATTGTGATAAGTATTATAAGATTAGTATTCGCAAAATTCTCGTTCAAGGGATATATTGAGATGCTTGAAAAGTTTGATACCTGGTATAGGACCATCCTTCTCTTCGTCCCAGGTAGTGTATTCTATTAGAGGTTTATCATAGCCTTCGATTTCGGTAAGAGAAATTACCCAGGTTTGATTTGGAGTAAAATCTTTGATAAAGGCCTTAGTAAAGCCTTGAATGATTCTAGAATCCTCATTGGAGAGGGCCGTAAGGAGATGGGTTAATCGGGTTTGTAATTCATCTAATTTCATACGTTTATTATTTAAAATGTTATTATTACAATGCAAATATAAAAATAATATATTATATATGCAATAACCCTAATTGCCTTATGAGGGTACCTAAGAGCCTTGAAGGTTAGATTGCCTTTATCCCTCTAAAATCCCCAGGGGCCATTAATGGAGATTGCCATTTACCTTCCCTACCTATAACTAATATTATATAATACCTAATGGCTCTTGGCAATCAAGGTACCCCTAAATCACAAAATTGTCCTAGAATACAAAAATTAATGCTAATATAAATACTAAGCAAATTACTTACAGAGTTACTAGGAATATTACCTAAATATGCCCCTTGAAGGCCTTAAATCCTATAAACCATTTAGCCCTAAAACCTAACAAATAATTAGCCTTGATTACCAAATCTTATTACCTAATCCCCAACCCAATACTTATTATATAATACATAATATAATAACTTGGTGAAGGTAATCAAGGTAAATTGTGATGGCCATTAATCGACAATGTACTAAAGCTATACTACCTACATACATAGAAGCTACATAACATACCTGTATTATATAATCCCCTACCTTCGAATTACCTTGAATGCAATCTATAATATAATACATATAAAGGGTACTCAAGGCAATCGGATTTAGGGGCCATTAATGGTCGGATTTATTTGCCTTTTTAGGCCTTTTTGAGTTTGCCTTTAAAGTGTGTAGTAGAGCTATATGGTATAGTGGCTATATAGTGAGTTGAGTGGCTTTGTATAGTAAGGTAAGTTTGCCTAGCCTTGTTTGCCTAAATCCCCAAAACCCCCGGCGAGGTACCTTGATATGTATTAGGATATATTGATTATGTATTATATGATTGGTATGTAGTATAGTAAGGGGTATATGTATTAGGTATTTATTCTTAGTTAGGATGGTAGCTTAGTTAGCGCTATTAAGATTTTGTTATTTTGTTTTGTTTGGGAGGAGGGTATTGGGTTATAGGTGGGTTAGTATAATCCTATATGTATAGGATAATAGGATTAGTGATGAGGTGTATAGGATTAATATTAGGGTTTGTGAGATGATATACCTTATTTTGTTTGTTGGGTGGGTATGCTTGTGGGCTTGGTAGATATCCTCATTGCGTATTAGGATGAGGATAGTTCCTACGGATAGGATTATTCGGATTATGTGATAGATAGTGTTCATTTCTTTTTATTTCTTAGTTTCTGTTGGGTACGGAGTAGCTTATTGTATTGGGCTTGGGGATCACTTAAGTATAGAGTGTAATCATTTTTGTTACTGCCCGGATTAGGGAAACGTTCTGTCCAAGTATCTTGGTGGGGTATGTATATTAGGTCTTTCTTTTTCATGGTAGTGATATTATATCGATTATGGTTATATCTGTGAGGTTTACTTTGAGAATCTCTCTTAGCTTTAGCCTTATGTGTTCGGAGTGGAGGTGGTTGTTGTTTATCTCTTGGTTGGGGTACCTTAGATATGGCCTTAGTTCCTCAGTTCTGTAGGGGATTACCATTTCTTCTGTGAACCCCTCTGTGTAGTCTTTAGTGTGTCCTGGTACCTCGAAAGATACCAGGAATTTTCCTTTTGTTAGCATGGCTTTAGTTCGTTGGTTAGTATTCTTATATCGGTTAATTGATTCATATATTCCTCTTCTGAGGATATGTCAAGGCATTTGCATGCTATGTAGTGACCGTACATGGATATACCTGATTCGTAGCCCTGGTCTTCATTTAGGAAGTTGGCTAAGTATATCTTGTCTACTGAGCATATCCTCTTCAGATGTCCTGGTAAGGTTTCTGAATCTTCATAAAATACAAAGTCATAGGTATCTGTATTATCGGTCATTGTAGCAAATATCTCGATTAGCCAGTTAAAGTCCTCTAAAGGTACGTTGTCTAGCCATTCCCATCCGATTGGGTAGTTGTTTATTGTTACGATTGGTTCCATGATGTTAATTGAGTTGAGGGTTAAACATTTGTTTTGGTTGGCCTAATAGGCAGCAATGAGGATAACCTGCTTCATCGAGGATTCCCAGTATAAGATATCGATTGGTATCTCTGGGAATTTCGAAATAGAAAGCTGGTTTCATGTCGCCATCTATGAATGTAAAAACTATCTGAGTGTTTTCTAGTAACCCATTTAGTTGTACATGAGAAAGGTAGTTATAGATAGCTTCCCTTTGATTTCTTGGGTTTTTAGCCCATGAGATGAGCATATCGTCATACCAATTTGGATTATCGCATAGCTTTTTAAGTTGTTGTTGAATATACGGTGTCATGATTTGAAGTAATAATATAAGTCCTCGATTAGTTTATCCTGTTCTTCCCATATAGTATCTGATACTACGTATTCTGATACGAAATAGTTATAGAAAGGCCCAAATAGTATTTTTAATACTATGTCCTTGAGTTCGATATTGAGTTGTTCCTCTTCTTCGGTAGAACTGGGTTTGATTGCCTGAAGTTCTGCCTTATAGGATGCCGTAACGGCATCCTTTAGGGTTTGAATATATTCTGGGTTAGTTTCCTTGAGAATACTTAATTGTGATTTGAGTTCTTTACTTATCATGGGGCTTAGCGATTATGGATATGAATCCTTGTGGATATTGAGTATAGAATAATTGATAGTTCCCTGTGGGCAAGAAGACTTGCATTATGTTTGCAAGTAATGGGTAGATTTTCCATTGGTTTTCCTCTAGAAACTTGTTCCAGTCTTCAGATTCTTCTGGATAATTCCCAGATAGTTGGATATGGTACTGTTCCTGGTCAGCAATAAATAGGTTAGTTACTACCTGTATTTCATCTGATTCCTTTTTGTATTGGGTGATTGGATACCAGATGCCTTCGGTTTTCCATTTATTAAGTTGGAACAGAGACATGCCCTGTTCCAGTACGTTGAGTAATTTATATAAGTTTACCATAGTGATTATTTATTTAGTTGGTTAAATAATTCTGATACTGCAAGTTGTTGGAAGATTTCTGTTTCCCTGTGGTCTGATTCCCATTTTTCGATAGCATTGTAGATATTGGTATATTGGGATATCATGTCCTCATCTTGTTCATCGTCTTGGATAAATTCCCGGAGATGTTTTTTGAGTCCGGTTATGATATAATCCTGATGTTCTGGGGTTAATTGAAGGATTCCGAATAAGATAGCCTCTACCTGTGAGGGTGAATAATCGTAATATTGGTCGTCGGCACCCTTTGTTAAGTCCATGTGAGAAATAATGTTTTCCCTGAGATTTTCGAAGAGAACTTCCTCTGAAGCATATGTGATGATATATCCTGAGATATAATCAGCAAAAGGTTCATCCTCTAAGTCGATTGAATAAACCTGGATATTGGTAGCTTCCTTGTTAATGAGAAGACCATCGGAGTAATCATAAGTATAAATGGGGTGGGAAGCAAGCAGTTCCCGGATGGCCTCTAAATTTTTTAATTCTTTCATAACGTGTCTATATTAAAATTATTTGAGAAATATTTCTCATTGCAAATATACAAAATTATTTCTAAACTTGTTTTTATAACTACTTTTATTTTTATAAATAGGGAGGTTCTGGGAGGTGTTTTGGGTGCCTCCCAGAGGGTTTTATTAATATTGCCCTGTCATAGTAATGATAATGAAAAGGGATTCATCATTGAAATGTACCTGGATAGTATCTCCATATGAGTTTGACATGTAATGATGATTAGGGTTAAGTTCTTTTAATGGGTGATGTTCATCCCAATGAGAATTAATGAATTCTATCACGTATTGTTCAAAAGCATCGGATTCTCTGCAGTAGGTTTCTACCTTTTCGTCATCGTCTATAGGATACTCCCGGAATTGGAGATTGAGAGTTCCCATGTATGATTCATCCGGATTTGAGATTTCGTTAACTGATTGAGCAGTGTAACCAAAAGCATCAAGAGTTCCATCAAAGTAACCCATAATGTGATTTGAGATTTCGTTAATAGTTGTCATAAGAAATAAGTTTTGTGACCCCGTTCAAGGTCGGTTAATAATTATATTTATTTTTCTCTTATGCAAATATAGAAATAATATTTTAAATATGCAATAATTAAGGGAGCCCAGATGTTAGTGTTTCTGAACTCCCTGAGGTATATTAACTGATGGGGAGATTAGTATAATTCATCGGCCAGTATTGGTTCATTGGGCTTATTTAATTTCTCCTTAGAACGTCTGGTAGCCCAATTCTCGTAGGGTTTGTAACTAAAGGTACGAGTTGTTTCATCGTATGCAGCATATACCATTTGTTTACGGGATATTCTCCTCCCGTAAGTTTTCTTAAGATTAGCAAACCAATCTAGATACTCCTGTAAAGAGTTAAAGATTTCTTTGTGCCCGTCTAAATCATTTTTAGGACGGGTCTTCCATGTTGCTTCTATATAGCATTGGTGTAGGGTAATTGAAATAAAGTATCGGCACCAGCTACCACCAAAGATAGTGCCCGTGGAGAATTCTATCTCCCGAGCAACTAATGGACTAACGTTATACTTTGTCATGCGATTGAGAAATTAAGTTGGAAAATCCAGTTGTTTCTATCGAGTTGATTGAATGATATGAACCTCCCATCGTTATCGGTAAATTCATTCATGAATTGAACTGCAGCAGATGCTAATTGCCCCTTATAGGGATTAGTATCGGCAGTTATCATTGATTCGAATGTAAATGTATAATAGGTAGTCTCATATATTTGGATTTGGTTGATATCCAAGCAATTGAGTTTGTAATCCTCTTCCAGTTGAATGAGAAGTCCCATTAGGAGATTAAGGAGATTACCCTGTTCATCAGAGTCAAGTTCAAATGTAGATTTCTTTTCTAAGAAATTGCGAACTACCTTAGTTAGTTCGTCTGCTTGATTGTAAGTTACTGAGTTCGTTTTCATATTTTTGTCTATTTTTAAAATGATATGCAAATATAAGCATTTTTATTTTTATAGAAAAATATATCTATTTTATTTTTAAGGAGGCTGAGGATGTGTATACGCTAAGAAAGGCAGTGGATTAGACTGCCTTTCAATTATTAAGGTAATTGGGGAGTTAGCAAATATAGAGCCTCTCTTATAATTGAACTCTCCATAGGTTCTAAAGAGGGTTCCTTATTCATTAGTCCACCTTTCTTCTTTTCGTTTTCAAATACTTCATGTATGGCTTGCTTTATTTTAGTAGCTAATACCTCTGATAACTCCTGAGATTTAAGAGAGATAAGTAACCCTTTTCGTATTTTCTCAACATCTTGGCTATTCTTAGTAATGGGTTTTGCTTCTACTAATTCTTGTATACCCGAGGAATATTCATCTAACCGTTCATATCCCAAATGTTGTAGGTCATTAATGAAGATACTGAATTCATCGTAAGTAAGTCTAGTATCAAAACCTACTCCATGATATAGTTGTACTAAAGGAGTAAGGATTCTTCTTAGTGTATTGAAATCCTTTAGATGGTCTAATTCTATCTCTGACCTAATTGGTACTTTATATACCTTTTCACCCTTCAGTACCACTAGCAGAACCATTAGTCTTGGTGGTAGTCTTTTCTCGTTCATAAGCAAGTTTTTGTATTATGAGTTGTACATAGGTATTTCTCTCTTTATAGATAAACATTACCGATAGAAGTATCTCATGTTTCGGTAATATCATCTGTATGAAATTGCCTGGAGCAATCACTGTAGCTACTACTGGAGAATCTTCCTGAGAGAAATTGTCCAGTATCATCTCTGCCCTCTTAATGGGTTCTGGTTTTGTTGGGTCCAAAGTTAGGACTGGAGCAGTTATACATTCCTTGATGCCCTGTGTTAAGGCATTATATAACCATTCATCTTTTATATCCTCTACTTGGAGGTTTTTCATTGTAATCATATCCTAAACCTATTTAAAGTCCATACACCCAGGATATTAGAGAATACCCATAGTTCCCAGTTTTTATAAAAGTTATAGGGTTTACTGAACTGGGATGTTTGAAATATTATCTGGCTTGGTGTTCTAGATAACATTTCTGCATGGCAAGTTAATACTCCAGAGGATAATTGAACTTTAAAAGCTTTAATTACATCCTCATCATTTTTAGTCTCTACTGAGGTAAGTAATTTAATAAATTCTACCTCTACACCTTCCGACATTTTAACCTTTCGGAAAGCAAATTTCTCTTTATTCTCCATTTTGTTGATATTTAGATAAGAACTCTTGAGCTAGTTCATCTTGAGTTCTTTCGATTATATTCTTTACGATTGTTTTATTTTCTACTCTAGCCCACATATATAGCATGCCCAATTGAGCATCTATATAGCAATCTATAAGAGATGGGTCCTTTCTAAATACATCCCATTGTTTTACGAAATTCATTCGAACCAAATCCCTATAACCCTGGTCTGATATATCTTCTTGGTCTATATAAGCAGATACCCTTTTTCTTACTTCTAAAAGAATTTTCTCTAAGCTTTCTGGTAATCTAAAATTTTCGGGTAAACTATGATATACCAAATTATTCGGTATTAATTCCTCAAAAGTAAACTGATTATCGAATAGTTTCTTTGGGTATCTACCTGAAAATATCAAGGGTATCTTATACCTTAGCAACGATGGTACTACGTCGTATATAGCATAATGTTTCCGATATTCCTGATAGACATCGAAATATAGATTCTCATCGAATATACCAGATTTCCTCATTATTGCCTGTAAAGTATTATAAGCAGCATTGATATGAGTATTACTCAATTTGAATATTAAGTTGCCATTTTTAAGGGCAATGAGTTCACTACAGCATCTCTTTCGTTTAAATAAGTTCATGTGATTAAAATGTAAAGTCAATGTATATTTTCCTTGTTCCCTTGAGAAATTTTTCGTGATTTGAGTCATCATACTTATGGCAAGCATAAGTCTTAGATGATTTATCATAATGGTCTCTTACCCATACTGGAGCAGTATCAGTTGGTTTTAATTTAAAGTATGTACCCTGATTAACCTTGTTAACCCGAGTCTCTTTGTAAGATGTCTTTGGTAGTTCCATATTTTTGTCTATTTTAAAATTGATATGCAAATATAATTCTTTCTTTTTAAATATGCAATATCCGGATATAACTATGGGAGCTTACTATTTCGGAGGAATTGAGATGCAAATGAGCCGTCCTCTTTCTCTTCTTCCTCAAAGTCTTCATATTGGTATAACTCTGGGTCTTCTTCGTCTGGGTCTATACGCATTTCGATTTCTCTACGTAGTTCATGATGTTCTTTAGAGAATGAAGACATAGCTCCCTTATAATCATCAGTAATTTGCATTAACTCTGCTTTATTAAGGTTAAGACCCTCTTTACTTGTATCTACTCCTTCTTGTTTAGTAGCAACTACTTCAGGTAGAGACTTAATGTCATACCTATCCTCCAATAGTTTAGCCTCTTCTGGTTTATCTAATACCCTTTGTGATTCCAATACGATTTGACGTGCCTCTTCAACAGTGATTGCATTTTGCTGTGTTACGTTGTTCTGTTGATTAAATTGGGCAAAGATATTTGTAGTACTTCCTCCAGTAAGATTACGTACTATTGATTGCAGAGATGTAGAGGATTCAAGCTTTAATTTAAGGGCCTTTCCCAGCTCGGCAGATATAAACGGTACGTATTTCCCTCCCTGAGATTCTCTTAGGATATTAACCTGATGGGCTATTTCCATACGGTCTTCTAATGCCCATGCTAGTTGTTCTCCCATTAACGCTTGAAGTAAATCTTCTGCTTTTTCTTTATCCCATATTCTAGAGCTTAATAGCCTATCTCTCATAAATACCCGTATGTAGTTAATATCTATACCCATACGGTATGAGAATGTATTGATATCATAGGTGATACCACATAATACACCATTACCCATCAGCCATTGATTAATAATGTAGTTGTGTATCTTTATCAGAAGTTCATCATTTGGGTTCTTCTGATATTCTAATGCCATTGCAGTAGTCCCCATAGGTCTTGGGAATCTTACCATTTTATTTTCCTTTTCTGACATACAAATAAGATTTTCTGATATCGGAACTTTCATCATAACCCATATACTCTAAATCGAACCTTACATACAGATTCAAAGATAGGTTATAGAAATATCCCTTATATTTTTTCTTACTTACTGATAAATTAAAAGGTTCACCAGAGATTAGGTCCCTGGTGAATACTAAATTACCTTTCCCAGTGATGGGAATATTAAGGCAAAGTTTATAATCTCCTACCTTAAATTTATTCCCATGCAGGTCTGTGATTTCCCTTGCCATAGTTTGCCTTTTTATGGTTCGTAGGTTTTTTGTCTTGTTTACTACGGTTATTGGTTATCCCCTTTTGCTCTTCGATTAATTTCTGAACCTTTGGGAATAACCTTTGCCTTAAAGGAACTACCTGAGTAGCGAAAAAGGCATTCCATAATTTCTGAGTTAATGGTTCTCCTATTTTAAGTTCTGAGATTGCCCAGAATTTAGTTTCGAAATTCTTAACTATTTCCCTAAATCGGTAATAGTATATATTGCCAGTCTTTTTATCTATCCCAATTGTAGTGGTTTGGCAATAATCTAGAAATTCTTTACCTAATTCGGATATAAACTCTTCCCTTTTAAAATCATAATTCTCTTGGTCGAGCTTAAATAATTTTACGTAATCGATTGCTTCCATATAGATTTAGTTTGTGATTATTAAACGAGGTATACTTTCATCTGTAATTTGAAATAAGTACCCTCTTACATCATCCTCATAATAAGAGGACCAATAGGTTCTTCTAACTCTGAAATTATCAAGGATTGCCCCTTTGGGTACTCCAGTAATAAATAAGCAATGCTTAGGCATCATTGGAGTAATCTCAAATTTCCCATCCTTGAAATTACCATAGGTACCGTAGTCGGGCATATTACCCGTAAATCCAGTATTCTGTAATATGTCTTGAACCAGAGTAGTTTGGGGTATTTCCTTTTGGTTACATTCTATGGTTAACTTCGATTTGCCTATATATAGGTCTTTAACTATTTCTCTAAACATTTGTATACGATTATATGGGTAATACCATTTTTCTTGAAGTAAAGGTTATTCTGTGAACGTTCCTCTAACTTCTTTAATTCTCTTCGAGATTCAGTACAAATTCTATCAGATTTCCTTAACATATCTGATACATTATCCCAGATGGGTGCCATTGGTTCTACTGGCCCTGCATAGATAACCTTATGTTTAGTTTCTATTTGGGGATATTTAGATTTATACTGATATTTGCCTTTGCAATAAAGTACGTTATACTTTTCTGGTTCGTTTCTTTTTTCGTTTTCCATTTTTGTTAGGATTAATGTAATCGGATATTTCATCAAGTTGCCCTAAAAGCAATGCCTGAATGAAAAGGTTTATAGGCCTGAAAAAGAAATTCCTTACGTTATCAGTATTTATATACCAATCGTAAACGATAAAGAACTTCTTAATCTTGAAGTGCTTAAGTGAATGTTGGATTAGATAGGACTTACAACATCGTTTATGTAATTCTACCAATTCTTTGTCCTGCTTAAGCATCTCTTTATCAGAGAAGATAGTGTAATCCATTTTGTATGAATTGAGATGCCCAGGTAATTATCCCGGGCACCTGGTTAATAAAGGTTTATGCAACTTGTTCTGGTTTGAGGACTTTCTTTCTAAAGTCCTCGTATGCTTTAGCAGCAGCCTTGAATTCCTTGGAGTTCTGGTCCTTGATACGAGCCATTGCAAGTTCCAATCGATGGAGTTCGTTTCGAGTTTGTTGTCTCCATTTCTTCCGAGCAAGTGTATCAACTACATCGGCAGGGTATACGTATTTAACTTCCCGATTAGAAATTACCTGTTCGATGATGGATGGTTTTTGTTGTTCCTTAACTTCCTTGACAACCTGTTCCTTTTTGGAAGTTTTGGTTTTAGGAGAGAGTTCTACCAATTTGGCATTGGCAAAATTAGTGGCAGCTTCTTGAGCATCTTGTACCAATTCCTTTTTAGTCTTTTTGGCCTTAGGAGCAGAAGCCTTAGCAGTCTTAGAATTTTTAATTCCTTCAAGTTGTTCGGCAACCTTAGTTGCAACCAGGTTAGTAACCTTTGTTTCATTCTTTTTCATAATGTCTATATTTAAAATGTTAGTAAAATGATTAATTTCTTTTTCTGATACAAATATAAGAACTTTATTTTAAATAGAAAAATTTTATTTGAATTATTTTCTATTTGCTCGGGTTAATCGGCTAGGAAGTCGAAGATTTCTGGAGGATAGTTAATTTCATCCTCTGGATCATTTATGTAATCTTCATAATCCTCGTTATATTTATCGTAAATGTTATCTTGTGATGTATTGGGTACCCTTGTACATCTTTCAGGATATTTCTTTACGAAGTCATAGGCTTCTTGAGTAGTCATTACCTTGTCTGAGGTAAATTCGTAGGTTACATAGGAATAAGTTTCACCCAATCTAGAAACTTCATATTGCTGGTATCCAGATTTCTCAATCTTATAGATTTGATTTTCTGGAATAGTTTCTATTTCTACCCTATACTTATACCATTGTTTCTTTTGCTCCCTTTCTTTTGGTTTAATGCCCATGCTATCTTGAAGAGAGATTAACTTGGTTATGGGACTTTCAAAATGAGAAGGAGCAGTGCTCACTTCTACTGGATGAGTTTTATTCTCACCAATAAAGTAAATCACTGCCCCCAAGGTTACCAGGCCCAATATGAATTTAGTTTCTGAGTTCATAACCTGTAGTTTCGAATTTATTTTTAATGTTCTTTGCAAGGTATTTACCTTTTGATTCTGCTTGATGTAAACCGTTGCAGATTTCATAAGGTACATCATCATAGCGATAAACTCGATTACCTTTAAAAGCAACCCAAAGTTGTTTTTTCTTTGAGTCATAACCAAAGCCCTCAATATTAGAGGATTCGCAAGGAATCATTTCGACTCCGGTGTTCATTTCTACTGATTCTAAGTATTCGTTCTTTTCCATGTCCATATTAAAATTTTAAAAGTGTTAGTTCTGGGTGGAATTTGAGATTTGCCCTCTGGAATATTGCCCAAGTACCAAGTACTCCCTGAGAATTAGTATGTACCCATTCATCTTCCATTCTGAACAATATGTGAGAGCATACCAGCATTTGGTATTCACTTAGCATATTTATCAGTTGAGGGGTATTCTCCATTTCTACGTATAATTCAATGTGCTCATCTAGTGCTCGAATTATTTCGTCATCCTCAATCTGAAGGAGTTTTTTGATTAAGTCTTGGGCAATATCATTTCCATTTTTAACGTCCTCTTTGATTGAGTTGAGTGATTCAATCTGAATACCAGCAATGAGCTTTACGATGTCTTTTGTTTCCTTGTCCATAATTAAATTTTCTTTATGCAAATATACTAAAATTATTTTATATAAAATACTCTTTTAATAAATACGGAGGTAAGTGTTAGCGGTTCTTGATTTCCTCTATCTTTTCCTTGATTGAGTCGGGGAAGATAGCATCATCTACCCATCGCATAAAGAATTTAGAAGGCTTCTTTTCTGGGTTGAGAAGTAATTGTCTTTGCTCTGTAGAGAACTTAATACGTTCATCTTCCCTCATATACTTGGGAAGTTTAGTGAATTCTGCCTGAGAGAAGGAGATTACGTTTTTACCAACTTGGGCCCTTAATGGTTTCTTCCTTTCCTTATAGAGATAAGGGATAATCTTTTTCGATGGTCCCCCAAGTATGCTAAAACCAAAGATTACCATTGGGTCAAATTTATCTGCTTTTGGGTCCTTAGCCCGTTTGATACATCTTGCCATCCAAGAAAAGGAATTGGGATATTGCTTATTGTCTGTTGCTTCTCCCACATCTTTTTTATTAAACTCAAATCCAGGAAAGTGAAATAGAAAGTCCTCAGTAAGGATAAATACAAATCCCAATCCCCTAAGATATTTAATAATATCTTGTTGGCTTTTACCCTCTTCAATCATTTTCTCTACATCTGCAAGAATGTCCTCCCTTGGTGATTCCAATTCCTTAGTTGTAGACCCTGCAGGTCTTCCTCTGCCCACATTGGGTGCCTTAGCAGGCAATGTACCAGATAACCTATCTAAGTATTCTTTGAAGTTATCAATATCTTGTTTATTAGTAAGAGTTACTTCTACTCTTATGGGACCGTTATGCTGTACCTTTGGACCTGAATTCATCTCGGTATAGGCATCTACCAACCTATCGGATAATGGGGTACCATTCTCTGATAGTGTAGTGATTCTAAGTTTTGGTTTATATACTTCTTGTTCCATTTCGACTTAATTAGAAAATAAAAGGCCTGAACAATTTTTATATTGCCAGGCCTTCTACCATTATTAACGAATACTCAAAAATATGATAAGTAAAAGTAAAAAGTGCTCTTATTAATCTTCTTCTTTAGCGGCCTTCTTTTTCTTCTTGTCTTTGGCCTTCTTATCCTTCTTATCGGAAGCCGGTTTTTCTTTTACCTTTTCTTCCTTCTTTTTCTTAGTTTCCTTTTCCTCCTTGGGAGCCTTACCTGAAGCAAGTTTTCTTTGCTCCATACGATATTTTTTCTTCTCAGCCGAAGTCATTTCTCTGCCATCGATGAGAGGATAATCGTATTTGGTAGCTGTTCTACCACCATTTCCTTTCTTTTCCTTTTTCTCTTTGGCAGCCTTCTTCTCATCTTTTTCCTTCTTCTCTTTTTCCTTGAGTTTTACCAATTTCTTGTTGTTCTCTTGGTCAGCTTCAGGATAGGCAGCAGCAACTTTGTCTCTTTCCTTATTGAGCTTGTTTACAAGTTCGGTAACCTTTTTACCATGTTTCTTGTCTTTGGTCCAATCCTTAGTAGGGTCCAACTTGTTCTCTTTAAGGTAAGCATCCAAAGCTTTCTTAGCCTTTGTGAGTTCCGGAGTCTTGGATTCCGATTTACTCTTCTTTTCTGTTTTCTTAGCCATTTTCATTTATATTAGGTGAATAATTGAATTTCCTATTTACATAATACCATAGTTATACCTTCCTAATTTGGGTTGGGATTTCTTTAATTTCTAGGATTTCTAAACTGCATTGTTTTAAAACTGCCTCGAGTTGAAGTATATCTTCTACCTCTTTCTGAGATAAGTCCGTAAAAGTTTGTTCAAAAGTTTCTTTCTGTTCCCCCCTTATAAAATTAAATTGGGCAACAATATAAGTCCCATGAAGTTTTTTATTCAGGGCTCCTTTAAGAGATATGAGTTTTCTTTTCAGATAATTACTCTTCAACCTATGGGATTGGTATTCGCCTTTCTTACCCTTACTAAGAGCTACCTTTTTAAGGTACGAAACATAATCTAATTCTCTGAGAGTTTGATTAATGTTTCCCACTAATAATCTTAAGTCTTTTTCCATTTGGGTCTTTGCATTACTTGGTTAGATACTTCCTGAGTTTCTTCTGATAGCATTTCTCTTGCCTCATTTATTATATTGATGGCAAGTTCCCTTTCATCTGGTCCCAGGTTTAATTCTTTATCTTCTAGTACATCAGTATAAGTATTTATTAGATTATCCAATGCAAGTATTCGAATGTTCTTTCGAATTGCTAATTTCTCTTCTTCCATGGGTATAAAAAATTAAAGCCCACTACCTTCGCAGGCAATGAGCTTTTGGCTGAACAACGTCCTAAGTGTAGATGTTATTCATATGAACTTAAACTCTAAATTTATATAGCAGACATATGGGATAGTAGTTAGTAAGTTAGAGTTTAATCTTCTGATTCTTCCTCTTCTTCTTCCTTAGCCTTTTTGTTTTTCGGAGAACAAATAACGCCATGTCCTTTCTTAGACTTAACGGTAAGAGTTCCCGGAACGAATGAAACTGAAGTTGATACCGGTTTGCCATCCGTAACCAATACAGAAGTAACCACTACACCCTGATAGCCTTCCTTGTTCTTAACGGCATAACCAAAGTTCATTACCTTGGATTTGTCGTTAATGGCAATAACATCGATTTGCTTGCTGTTAGGACGTTGTTCAGCCGGCCGATTCTTAAGTGCCTCTTGACGAGCCTTGCGTTTAGCTTCTTTTTCGGGGTCTTTTTCTTTATCCCCTTTCTTCTTGGAGTCTGATTTCTTTGTTGCCATAATTTTTAATGTTTTATAAGTTAATGGTTATTATAAGTAAACTTCTACGTTTATTAATAGTTGATAGTAAAGGTAGGGAAATTTCCCTACCTTTTTTTAAATCTTGAATACGGTTACCAGATTACTTTTTCCCTTTCTTGCCTTTACCTTTGGTTTCTTTCTTTGCCGGCAATTTGAGACCGAGTTCTTTGGCAATTGCTTTACGGAGTTTTTCGACGTCGTCTTCATCATAATCGTCTGGGTCAGTTTCAAGGTCTTTGTCGTCGCAGACATCCTCAAGTTCTTCGAAGTCCATTTCGGCAAGTTCTTCACCGGTCAGTTCTTCCTCTTCTTCTTCCTCTTCGGAATCATCATCATCATCACCTTCCTCATCTTCCTCATCGTCATCATCCGATTCCTCTTCTTCTTCCTCTTCAGGATCATCATCGTCTGATTCTTCCTCTTCTTCTTCCTCCTCGTCATCGGATTCAGAACCAAAAAGGTCTTCGGCTTCTTCGGCAGAAAGCATGATAGGAGCAGGGATAATCTTTACTGAGCCGTCTTCGTACTTAATGGTGATTGCACCATTGATTTCTGTTCTGGAAACTTCTTTCAGTTCCACTTCTTTTTTCTTCTTAGCCATTTTCGTAATGTTTAAGTTGGTTAATAATTTATTTATATCACTCTGTTATAAGTTTCTTTACCAGTATGGATTTCTGAGTATACCCAGATTTTAATAATTCCTCCTGAGCAATATTGAATTGTTTTATCTCATCTAGAGTTGTCTTTAATTCTAATTGAGATTCAATTGTTATTGCCTGAGAGGCAAGTTCCTTGTCACCTTGATAAGTGACTATCTTAAACTTCTTACCTGCAAATGGGTTTGCTGGTTGATGTGCTGTGATTTTAAAACCTTCGTTATTATTCATTGCTATATTTAATTTTAGTTATCCCAGGAATACCCACCTTCCCAAATACTTCGGTATAGGATTTGTATTTCCCTTTTATCATTGTTTTATAGTTATCGGATAATCGAATTGGGTAGACCCATATTTTATTTTCTATCATCCTATTTGTCATTATATAAGCATAAGACCTTCTAAGTTTAATACTCTCTAATGGAACAAACCCTTGAAATAATAAAGACTTCTTAATAAACCTTTCTTTAGGCAAATACCCTAAAAATTTAAGTGATGCCTCATCGAATATTTCAAGCATATCCCTTTGTGCTTTGATAAATAGTACCTTTTGTATTGGGATGTTCATCTTCTTTCTTAAATATAAAGCCAATGAACTTACCAATGGAGGATACTGCAGGAATAACAGATTGAATTTATTTTTCTCCTCTTGACTCAGCCTGTTGTAAATCCTGTAGGATAGCAAGATTGATTTGTAATCTCTTTTGCCTTGTATACTTGGGAGATATGCCTTGCCGTTGTCCATAGAGTTTGATTGAGTACCTTTCATTGAATTCCTTTTTTCCTTTAGACTTAAAGACTCGGTGCATTTGTACCATAAATCTTCTTCGTCGGTGTTTATCTATGTGATATTCATCGGGCATTATGAACTTCCTTGCTTTTACGAATTTACCCTTAAACCAGAATTTAGTACTACCCTTTTTAAGAAGTTTACCATTCATATCGGATAATTCTCTAATGCCTTGTTTTATAAGTTTCCTCCCAGATATTATATGGATATATTGAAGAACATCTACACCATAAAGATAAACTAAGGTAACCTTTACTTGGTGTCTAGTAAAATATGGTATACCGGTTAGATGTTTCCTATATAATTTCTTTTCAGTAACAATCTTATTGGTAGTATCTGGTCTCCAAGTCCATATATAATATCTATCTGGTCGTATGGGTCCGTTGTTACTTTCCTTTAGTTTTACCATTTATATTCCTCTTTGCCATTCTATACCAAAGATTGATAGATTTCTCATTTGCTTCGGGGAATTTCTTTTTCATTCTCCGAATAACTCTATCAAGTTCAAAACCTTTTGCAGTTAATTCGAATACATAAGATTTCTTTGTACCCTTGATAAGATTAAATTCATCCCTCTCTCTTGGTGGTTTCTTTTCTCGAGGTTTCTTTATCCCAGGAACTCGTTTGGTTCTTCTTTGCCCATTTTCCCCTTCTTCTCCGAGAAACCCAAGCCTTAATCTGGAATTTCTTAATGGGTCATCTTTCGAATACCCAATATTTTCTAATTGCTTATCCATCCAATCGTCATATTTATCAATTAACGATTTATCTGGCTTTTCTTCTGATACATTGATATAATGTAATAAGTCAAATACCCCAGCAGAACAAGCATCAGGGAAAGGCATCCCTAATATGATAGCCTTTCTCTTTAAATCCTTATAAGTCATGTTTCTCCCAGAAGCACCAAGGAAATTTGATTTCTCCTTGGATGGAGCTTTCATGTCTTTTCTACTCTTTTTTGCCATATCATTAATATTTTAAGTATTCATTTATTTTCTTTGCAAATATAAGAATAAATAATTTAATCTTATCTTATTTCTCTATTTATTTTTATAAAAATCCGAGGTTTTTGCTCGGTTCGCAGCAGTGGATTTAGGTTTTTTATGCTTTCTCTTGATATGTGTGTTATAAGCCATATCCAATTTCTTAATATTGAATTCTATGTTATTCACTTGATTATAGTTTACTGCTCTTTCCACACAGCAACGGTACTCTGGCCAGAATTTTTGTCCAAGCTTAACAGATTCGGTTTTAATCATGAACTTAGATACCATAAAACCAAAGGTATCAGCATCATCTTTAGTTTTAAATACATACATGTAGAATCTACTAAATTCATCTACTACTTCATCCAAAGGTCTTACTGGTAATAATAGATAACCATCGGTATATAGGTCCTCAGATATTAAAGCTACCCAATACTTTTTCTTTCCTGGTTTTACTTTATACCTAAACCTTTCCTTGAGTTTAGTGTGCATCCAATCCGGTACTCTATTAAGAAGATACTTGATATATATCTTATCCTTCTTATTCGACCGCCTTTTAAATGCAGATGGCTGTTGTAGCATCCTTGGAAGTATTCTAAAGTTATTCCACCTATCAAATTCAAGAATTAATCTTAGAGTATCTATGTCCCATTCATCCTCAGACTCCTTTAACCTCTTTATGTTTCTCTCTATATTTTTAGAGTTTACCTTTGGGAGTAATTGAGCTGAGTCTCCTGTGAATAAGCTTGCTTCTTTTCTTTTTAATCGTTTCTCTAAACATCCCTCCATATAATCTTGGAAATTCCTCTCACAGGGGCAATCTGGTCGAAAAATAGAAGTGTGTTTCTCAAAAAAATCCGAGAATAGCCTAAAGAATTTCTCTGACCGTTCCCGGATTTCAAGATACTTGTAATGAGATAACTTTAAAATTTCACCAGCTTCCCATGAAGATTTACTTTCTGATAGTTGAAGGAATAATGATTGTTGTTCTTTATCAATTAAACAACTCCAGGCTTTTTGTTGAGCTTCGTTCATAACATTAAATTCTTCTATATCTCATTATACTATCAATTGCTTCATTGGTTATCTGATTAGGATCATATTCCCCAGAATTAGCATAAAGCTTATCTGGGTCATGATTTAAATATACACTATAGATAACGTTGTCAAAAGGTAACCATACTTCCATTCTTCCCATTTCAGGGTATATAAGAACTTTTACTCTTTTACAAAGATGGTCAACCTCTAATACTGTAGCATCTACTCCCTCATAGGGATAACCCCGTAATACTAAGTAATCTCCAGGCTTTACATTGACTAAATCATCTACTGAAAACTTCTTATTCTCTCTAGCAATACGTTTAAATCGCCTTACTTCTTTTCTACTACAAGTAGCCACTAAAGAAAAATCATCAAAGTCTTCTGCATTGTCAATCCTTACCTTTTTCTTTCTTGGGTGCATTGTCTCGGTATTACGTAACCAAGTTCTGATACCAGATATATTCCTACGTAACTTATTAAGAAAGGGCCTTGAGAATGCTAATTTAGTGGGCATTCTCATAAAACCATAATTGAATAATACTGGTACTTCTTCGAATACCATCTTACCCTTTGTGGTTTTTCTTAATACGTTTACCATAGGAATAATTGCCTTGATTTGGTCATACCCCTTTTCTTTGAGTTCTTTATTGATTTTATCACAGTACTTCCTTTCAAGGTAAAATATACAATATGAGTATGGGGTATGCTTCTTCATAGGTTACCGGTTTTTAAGAATTAACTTAGCTTGTTTATGTACTAACTTATAGTTTACATTCCTCAATATGTCACTAGCCATGAATACATAAAGAATCTCATCTATCTTTGGTACATCAATTACCATAATATTGGCTTTATCGAATAGGGGTTTATAGAATACGGAAGATAAATCCTTTCCAACTACAAAGAAAAATTCTTCTGAGGGCATTGAATTATATCTCATACAGAGTATGGGAACTTTATTTGCTCTTTTTGCATCCTTAGAAGCTTGTTCCCAGAATTTCAATATATCGCATCCCTTATTACCTAAGAGTAGATGTTCAAATTTAATCTCTTTATAATTCTTGCATTCAATAGATATCTTACATCTATGAGCATGCCTTTCATCAGTACAGGTTAAATCAGAAGTGGAGTCCTTGTTTGAATGCCAAGCTCCACTCCCGGCTCTGTTTCTTTCAAATTTGTACCCGGTCCATTTCGTAAACCAAGCACCTATCTTTCTTTCGAATCTTGAACCCTTATTTTTGCTGTTTATTGACATAACAAAATTTATCTTTATACTTAATAAGACCCTTACCTTTCAAGATTCTACGAACTGAAGAAATATGAATCGGTAATATGTTAGCTATCTCTCTTACACTTAAACCTTGATTATAAAGATTATGTACATCGTTATAATAAATAATCTTATTTGGGGTTGGTAAACAACCATCAAACCAAGCCTGTAAAGTATTATCTAACTCAGTACCCCATTTAAGATTTTTAACTCTGCAATCCCTTTTGTTATTATTAAGGTGCATTACTACTGGTAGACCATCTGGGTTAGGAAGGTAAATAGTAGCTACTAAACGATGTAATAACCAAGATTTTAAATCTATCTTACACTTTAAATAACTGTCGGGTTTACCATCCGAATATACAGAAATCCTTACCCATTTGAAATCTCCAAGATATCTGTAAACTCTACCATTTTTAGAAACATAATAATTATGACCTGGTACATTGGGTTTCCATTTAGGCCTAATTATTATGTTTCTACCATGTTTTATAGCAGAGTATAAATTACTAAAGGTTTTCATCTTCCTGTCTTGTTAAAGTTTATATACCATTATAGTAATTGGTACCTACTCAGGCCTTGGGTCTTTTCCACTTGCAAAATTTTAGTATTACCTAGAGGAAGAGAATCTAAGTGGGTTATCAAGAATAAAGTTTTCTCTTTGAATATGTGACGTATTAATGAGGTAACTACTTCTATGTTATCTGAACTTAGTGATTCAAATACCTCATCAAGGAATGCTAAGTTAATACCCTTAGAGGCAGTTAAAGCCTCATTCATTGCAAAAGCCATTGCTACACAGACCAATTGTTTCTCGCCACCTGATAGTTCATCGTAATCTATAATCATCCCATCTCTTTCAATAAGAGTAACAAATTCTTTTCTAGCAGTGCCCAAATCTATATTAAATTCAATCCTAAATCCCAATACCTCTGAATATTTATCGAGGCATTTATTTAAGAACTCGAGTGATGAATCGAATAAGTATGCCTTAATCCCATTATTACCCAATGGGTCATTAATTAACCAGTTATAATTCTCTAACTCTAATTCTTTATTATGAAAGTCCTCATCAACCTTCCGTAAGTTTTTCCTAATCTCTTTAAGTTTTTGTTTATACTTTGGAGACATAACCTTAAGCTTTTCCTGTTTGAGCTTATCCAAATCTTCGTCAATAGAAGCAATATCAGAAGCAATATCATCACAATCAGATTTCAATTTCTTATATCTATCATTTACACTACTAAGTTCTTCTAATCTCTCTAAAGCCTCTTGATATTCTTTATCATATTTGTCAAGGTCAGAGAACGCTTTATATATTGATTTAGCATCACGTAATGCACGTTTGTAGTGACCAGCTTCTAACTGTATTACTAATTCTTTAATTACTTTCTTGAGTGGTACATTCGATAGATTCTTTGCATCTTTTATCTTACTCCTCAAATCAAGGATTAGTTCATTTTGTTTTTTAATCTTTATCTGAAGCGAAGCATCTACTTCATCCTTAATTTGTTTTTGTTTCTCAATCAGTAACTTAGTTAGCTTTTCTCTATCTTGTTTTAACTCTCTTCTTTCTTCTTTGATTTTTTGCTTGAAGGATTTTTCTCTATCTCTCATATCGAAGTAAGCCTCCTTATTAGCCTCTAATTCTTTCTTAAGCATTTGAGACTCATGCTCTACTTCGTTTATTTGAGATATCAAGTTATTTTTATCTTGTAATGCAATGCCTTTAGCAAGGTTTAAGAACTCCAAATCGAATACTTCTTCGAATATCTTTTTCTTATCAGAATTAGATTCTTGTATGAGTCTTTTTATACCTTGCCCAAACATAATTGAGTTCATAAACAGAGTATATGATAGACCTATCTCTCGGTTTATAGAATCCTGTATCTTCCCCTTCCCCTTGATATCAACTATATCCCCATCCTTCATGAAGATAAGTCTGTCTTTACCTTTAGCACCATCCTCAAGTACTTCATCATACTTTTGACACCTAACTATCTTATATGTATGAGAATCTTTCTGAAAGTATACTTGTACCTTAGTACCCTTGTAATCTTTGGGCCTTACTTGCTTCCAGGTATTTACCTCAGAAACACCCTTTAGGTTTTTCCCATATATTGCCCATACCAAGGCAGAGAGAATAGTTGATTTACCTTTCCCATTTGGGGCCTTGATAAGTATGGTACAAGTTGGGTTTAATTGTAGGTGTAAGGATTCTATTGAACAAAATCCTTCTGCCTCTAAGTTTAAGAACGTTAACATGATTCAGCCTTTTTAAGTGTTTCAATTAATAGATTAGTTTTAACCTCATCTTTAATACCTTTCTCTCTTAGGTATCTTTTTGCTAGAGACTTCTTAGAAAGTTGCTTAGTAATCTTATGTTTGTTATTAACTGGAGTACTAGCTTTTTGGGGAATTACTGTATAATAATTACCATCATCCTTAATATCCTCTTCCCTTTCTACATCGATGAACTTTGGGAAATTTTTCAAAGGTACAAACTTCAGAGACAAATCTTCATAGATTTTCCAATACCCTAATTCACAATCTCTATCGGTTCTCCTTTGATGGTTAGGGGCTCCAATCATATAAACCTTCTTTGATAGTCTTTGTGGTTTGTGTATATGCCCACATAATACTAAATCGAACTTATTGAGAACATTCACATTTAAGTTTTCTACGGAATCTATTTCCCTACCATCTGTATCTTTTGCACCAGGATAATCGGTGTGTAGTAAAAGAATATTCTTTTTACTTTTATCTAATTCTAACTTCTTTAAGTATTCACTTAGACCCACGTTATTATCAATATAAGGAACCCCATATACCATAATATCTTTATGTGTAGAAGATAGTTGGGTTTTTTCATAATCTAATATCATGATACCATACTTCTCTACTTGATAAAGCCAGCTAAAGGGTTTAGTACCAACCTTACTTATTTTCTTAATATCATGATTTCCAGATATGGCATATATCCAAAATCCTTCTATTAGTTCATTATAACATATCTCTGCTAATTCTTGGTCCATTGTTTCGGCCTTATGAAATAAGTCTCCACAAAATAATGCAGGACAGTTAAACCTTCTACATAATTTCCGTATAATCGACAAAACCCTGAAACTATTCAGGGTCCTGTGATTGTTCTCATTAAACTTAGCCCATAGATTTATATGTAAATCCGAGAAGGCTATTGCTATTACTTCTTTCCCCATATCCTATCTAAATGGTAATTGATTTGTTCCGTTCTCATACCTAAATCGAGCTCAGATATACAAATAGTGGGTATTTCCCAATTTGCAAGCAATTCCCCCATAAGAGATGATATCTGAACTTGGAAGAATCTGTTAAGTATTCTCTTACCATTATCTTCCATTGACCAATGCTTATAAGTATCTAGATTTAATGGTAAGAAGATTGCTACATCACATTGATCTTCCATTAAAGTCTTACATTGACAGAAAAAATGTTCCATTTCACATTCTGGTAAAGTTCTTGATTGCTTATACCAAAAATAAGCAGCCAAATCTGCATAACTCCTATCAGTTACGAAGTATTCTCTATCCTTGAATAACCTATTCCTTTTGTTCAGAAGTTGAAAATCTGCTTTATACATTGCCTCCGAACCGAGGGATAATATTTCATTATGTGATACCCCTTCAGTAGCAGGTAATAAATCTGACATACTACCAGAAATAAAAGGTAGATCTTCTCTCTTAGCTACATACTTAGCTAAAGTAGTTTTCCCTATACCAGAGGGACCCACAAACATAATTCTCTTACTCATGATGTAATGCTTTAAATGGTTTTATAAATTCATTTGTCAAAAATGATGCTAAAGAGTATTCGATACAAAGTTCTTTGAATTTCTCATACTTAAACTTCTTCTTTGACTTAATTGGTAACTTATCCAATGGATTATGTCTTACAAACCAGAAAAGGTCGATTAACTGTTCATTCCTTTTCCATATTTGAAGATATTCTTTGTTCTTACTCTGGGCAATAAACTTCTCAATTCTACCCTCATCAAGGATTTTCCTTGCTTTTACTGGGCCTATACCCGGGAACCCTGGTATATCATCGGAAGTATCTCCAACCATTGCAAGGTACTCTACCGTTTCATGAGAATGATAACCGAATAATTCTTTGCAGTTATCCATTCTTATCATCTCATCTTTTCTGGGATTATATATCCTCAGGTTATTTGATAGCAACTGGTTAAAGTCTTTATCCGATGATATAAGTATCATTTTCTCGGATTGGAATTTTTTAATTGCAAGGTATGCTAAGAAGTCATCCCCTTCATATACTGTAGATTTCTTTTTATCGAAGATATAATTAATTCTTAGCATACCCAGCATTTTCATTATAATTGCCTTTTGCTTTTGCAATGATTCGTAATCTACAGATATATTTTTTCTATGTCCCTTATAATTGGGCAATAACTTCGTCCTTACTGGTGAATGACCATTATCGAATGAAATATAAACCTCATCCGGTTCGAACCTTGTAAGATACATGTGTAGGGATTTGAAAAATCCAAATATTGCTCCACTTGGTTTACCATCGGTAGATTTAAGTTTTTCGAACTTATGAAAACTTTGGTGAAGTAAATTACATCCATCAACCAATAATATTGTTTTCTTACTCATCGTCTTCCTCCTCCTCCTCTTCTGAATCTGAATAGTTTTCATATTCTACACCATCGACTGGGAATAGATTTGTTTCTATTTTCTCCAGTTGCTTTTTAGTAGTACCTATGGTATTTACTCCGGCTTTCCGTAAAAGTTTTCTACGAAGTTCATCGTCTTCTTCCAAAAGCTTTTGGAATTTCTCTTCCCCTCTTGCAAGAGTTTTCCCTTTCAATTTATACCCACCAGTAGTTTTTTCGATTACATCGGTATCTACTAATACATCCTCTAAAGCATAGCATCTATCAAACCCGACTTCGTGGAATTTAGGATTGAAATATACAGGGCATTTGCTGATTGTAGGTCGAGGAGGCGCAACTTTATTTTTAATAAGTCTGATAGTGACAAGTTTCCCAGCTTTCCTTTCTTTCCCATTTTGTTTAATGGTAACAGACCTTCCTGAATAGAAAGCAGCTCTGATTGAAGCGTAGAACTTAAGTGCTGCACCTCCTGTAGTTGTTGTATTATCTTTTCCAAATCCGACATTCAAAGCAGTTCTTAATTGGTTAATATATATCTGAGATACTCCCAGTTTGTAGAATAATTCACTTCTGATACGGAAGTATTTATAAAGAGCCTTTGCTCTACCTCCCATCTCTGCCTTACCATCAACCATCTTAGCATCTATATTATCAGTACAGTCAGTAGCTGCAATGGAATCGATTACTAAGAGTATCGGTTCATTGTGAGTTAATTGAGAACGTAAATAAATTGCTAAGTCTGCTACTACGTCTGCAATATATTCAATACGGGTATCATTAACAATAGTTACTCTTGCAGGGTCTACTCCATTGATTTCAGCCCATGAATTCATCCAGGATTGTTCAGCATCTACCCATATCACATGACCTCCAAGTTGTTGAGTAGCATAAGCAAAGTTATAAGCCACTAAAGATTTACCAGAGGATTCCTCTCCAGCAATCTCAACGATTTTACCATAAGGAATACCCTTACCGAATAAGTAGTTCAAAGCAAAGAAAGTAGATGGTATATATAAATCGGTATCAGTTACTTCTGAAGCTAATTTAATCATACTCCCATATTTCTTTGCCATCTCATTTGCTGTTGGTACTTTTAAACCAACCTTAGATTTCTTTGCCATAATGTAATGTCTTTAAACTAAAGAAGGTGATAACAGAACGAATCCAATTACCACCTTCGAATGAAACCATATTACTAACCCTTAAATATCCGATTTGTATTTTCTTTTCTTTTTCTTAGGTTCATCATCTTCCATGTAATGGTCTTTGTGAACTCCCTTTTTCTTTTTCTTCTTGGGTTTATCATCCTCATCGTCATCCCCATGGTCTTCATTTAGATACTGTGAAAGCAAATCTTCCAACTCATCATAGGATTTGATTTGAGAACGAACTATTCCCTCAAGGTCAATTGTACCTTGATATTTCTTGTCCAACTTAGTTGGTTTGCAAGCACGAGCAGAATAAGTGGTGTCTAGTTTACCAGACCCTGAACGAATTACCTTGATATCATATCCAGTTTTTGGATCTGTCATATCACCTGCCTCATCTTCATCAAGGTAAAGGTCAATGATATCCTGGTATACTGAGCGAGGAACTAAAACTCCCTTATCTTTGCCTTCGTAATCTACCTTACTACCCTTTTCATCTGAGTAAATGATACCACCGATAACATATCTTCTTCTTGGTACCAGGTTCTTGGCAAGTTCCTTGTCATCTTCATCCTTGGAGTTTTTCAATTCTTGATATTTCTCCATAAATGGGCAAGGTTCATCAAAAGTAGCCGGAGATATAACTCCTCCCAAATTGCCCCCCAGGTAGAATTGAATAATTTCGATACCCAATTCCTGGTCATCACCTGGAGATTTAATTCTCATTCTCAGGGTTCCTTCTTTTGGATATACCAACCCACTTCCGTTTCCCTTAGATTCTAGCTGTTTCTTTCTAGCTAGCATCTTTTCTTTTGTAGAAAGTCCCTCTGATGAAACTTTCTTTTTCTTCTTGTCTTTTATCATAATGATTAGTTTTAATTATTCGGTTCTGAGTAAACTACTTCGTTCATACTCAATACGGTAAGAACGTTTTTCTCTAAAAGTTGTTTGAGAGTAGGAGATAGTTTGTCCGTTTCGAATTCAAGTTCTTTACCTGCATACAAACCATAGGTAACTATTCTACCTACAGCAACCAATTCTCGGTAGGTTTTGTATTCTTCGGTAATTTCCCCACTCTTTACTACAACCCCTTTACGAGGAACGCCCTCTTTTACTTGTTCAGGGATAATCAAACCGGATTTAGTTTGATTTACCTCCTTTGGAGATAAAATAAGTACCCGGTTTTCTGTTGGGCATCCGGGTAATTCTTGATTAAATTTCTCAGCCACAAGAGGTGAGATAAATGTCATTGAATAATTCATATTCTAATACTGTTTTTAAAAGTTAGTAATTATTTATAGTTCAATGGGTTAACCCTTTCTTAGATTCGCATTAATAGTTCTTAATATATTCTCCCGACTCTCATAAGCTTTACATATAGCTATGAACTTATTTGCTTTTTCTACAGCTTTTAAGTATCTCTCATAAATGGAAGAATACTTCTTGTTAAGATTTGCCTTATGAGAAACATATTCGTTATTCCACCTTTCATTGGCATCCTTATAATATACCCAAGCATTGGAATAGGCTTCATCCTTTTCCCTTGCTAGTAAATCTCTTTCCTTTATATACTTATCTCTAAGAGAACAAAGAATATAATAACTAGAAGGAGATTCTCGTAGCTGAGAATTGATGATATTCTCATTGATAGATAATTCCTTTTGAATATCAATCTCGATAAGTTTACCTTCAAATTTAACCTTTAGTTTTTTCAGTTCCGTCTTCATAAACTTCTAATAGGTTTTTAAAGTCTTCTTTACTAAATTCTCCTTTGCTTATTGCTTTAGTTACTTGAGCAAAAGCCATTTGATAAGAGAGTTTCATACCGGGCAAATTAAGAAGAGATTTATAGATGCTTATCTTATCTACCAAAGCCATTAATCTTAAGTCGCATAAGTTATCAGTTCCCCCTCTATCTAATAATACTAAGAAAGCTGCCCAATAAATATGAGTAGCATCTTCATAGGCAAGTTTCCCATCCTCATCAGTGGCCATTACTTTAAAAGCCATATCTTCTAATGTAGTAAGATTAGTCTGTAATTGATGTAGTTGGGTCTTTACTCGATTGAATAACATCTTTTCTTGTCCACTTACCTTTAAATTCGTAGCATCCAGGTATTTAAACAGATTCTCAATAGAATAACCCAAACATCCTGCAATCATATAGGTAAGGGCAGTTAATTTACTTGCATTCTGATATTCTTCATTTGTTGCCATGGTTTCTTAAATTTATTTTATTTATGTGGACATAGTATCCTCTCTTTTCATTTCTGTAGATGTAGATACTGAATCAGAATGCCTTATATTGGTTTTACAAGATGGGCATTGTAATATCCTAAAAACGCTTGAATTACTCTTATCGTAAACTCTGAAAGTTTCACTGACATCGTATTCAAATTCACAATCACAGCATGGGCATTTAGCTCTCCATACTGTGGGACCGTTCAAAATCTTTTTCATTTTCTTAGTTTTATGTTATTATACCGTAATATTTTATACAATACACCAACTGAGATACCAAATTCTTCTAGTATATCCTTTCTTGGTATACCTTCTATGTACCTAGAAATTAATAATTCTACATTTACCTTACGTTCTCGTTCTTTGCCAACAAAATAGAACCTTTTATCTTCTATACATTGACCCATGTTCATCTTAGCAGTTCCCCAATATAGATTACTTACTCTATTATTTTCAGGGTCATTATCTTTATGGCATACTTGAGGATAATGGTTTGGGTTAGGTATATAAGTGGAAGCCACTAACCTATGTCTATAGAAATTCTTCCGTTTACCATCATCTCCTACTAAAGAGTTAGATAAATAACCATTATCTTTCATAGCAGGTTTTACCAATCTCCAATTACCAGTAAATTTCGAATATAACTTCCCAGTACGGGATATGTAGTAATTACTAAATCCTGGTATATTACCCTTTTCTCGATTCTTCATATTCTCGTTGATATTTATGGATTTCCTTTTTATATAGTTCCATAAATACCTCGGGGGAAGCTGCACTAAAATTACCAATCTTATGGGTTTTAAACTTATGATATTCTTCCATGTACTCTTCTACTGAAAAGTCTGGTTTTAACATTCTAGTATAATCATAGCCTGGCATAAACGGTAATTCTTCTGCCATAGACCTACCTATTGTAAAATCCATTGATAGAGTTACGTCATCTACTTGAAAACCGAAATACTTCTTAGTACTTGGATTACGTAGGATATTCCAAATGGTATATACAGTCCAGGTATTTATATCTTCGGGTTTAGAATACATATATACTGCATCATGTACCGTACAAGCTTCTTTCATCATTGGTAATTTACCTTGTCGCATTAACCAATAAACAAGAATAGCTCCGAAGTTGGTCATATTTGCTGCAGCACCTTGACATGGGAAGTTAAGTCCCAAACGAATAGCATAAGCAACTTCTTGTTTGTCGTTTGAGTATATCTGAGGTAATCTTCTCTTAGTACCAAATAACTGGGTATAATACCCATGCTTACGCAGGAATTTCTCTTGCTTCTCTTTGAATTTAAGTATCTTTGGATGTTTCTCAAAGAACTCGGCCATTTCTTTATGGGCTTCTTCTTTAGTAACTATAATACCAGCTTTTGGGTCAGATAATTTTACTGCAAGTAAAGCTTCTCCAATACCATAAATCAAACCGAATGCAATTTGCTTAGCTTGTTTTCTTCTAGTCTTCCAAAGCTTATGGTCAGGGTGACTTTCGTCTTCGTATATTTTACTGGCTTCCTCAATTGGAACCCCATATTTTGCTGCTGCTATACCAAGGTGAGGGTCTACGCCCTTTGCAAATGCTTCCAGATAAGTTTCATCACCTGATAAATGAGCCATCATTCTTAACTCTGCCTGTGAGTAGTCGAATGCCATATATAGATAACCTGGAGGAGCTACCAATTGTTTCTTAATATTTGGGTCTACTGTTGTCTTTGGGATCTGCTGCATATTTGGGTCTGCAGAACTAAACCTATTAGAGTCAGTACCATGTATGTTATATCTACCATGTAATCGAGAATCATCTTGTACCTTTTCCCACCACCCATAAATATAAGTCTTATACATTTTCTCTAACCCTCTTAGTTCGAGAAGTTTATCCAAGAATATTGCCTTTGGTGAATCGGGTTTTTTAACTGTTAACCTTAAGTTAGTTAGGGTTTCTTCATCTGTACTTGGTTTACCAGATTCATTATCCTTAATCACATCAAAATGAAAGCCATCTTCTGAATACATCAATGCAGGTAAATCAACTGGACTACCCAAATTAATGGGTCTTATTAATTCTTGTTCCTTTTTAGTTGTGAATATACCTGCCTTGATATTTGAAATTTTCTGTTCCCTTGATGCAATCTTACGTTTATCCTTTGGGTCATTATAATCTAACTCTTCAAGTTCTGATTCGATAGATTGAATATACTTATCAATCTTTTCTTGGTTATACTTCTTTTCGAATTTCTTTACTCTTGGCAAAGCGTATATTGCGTCTCTAGCAGCATCTATTTTTGGTTTATATTCTTCCAAAAGCTTTTTATTGAACTCAGTATCTAGATATAAACCTTCCTTTTCTACCGAAGTAAGTACTCGTGAATTACACATGAATAAATTACGGAATACCGAATACATACCTAAATCCACCAACTTCTTCTCAAAGAATATCATTAACCTAAGAGTATAATCTGTATCTTGACACCCATAATGGCAAAGTGGGTCTAATTCTTTTTTATCCCAAGGTATCTTATCAAAAGCATCTTGTTTCTCATAATTACCATACTCAGGCAAATACCTTCTTACCATTGATTTTAGGTCATGGGGTTTTTCCTCATTAAGAACATATTTTGCAAGCATACCATCTAAACAAGTACCCCTATAGAATATTTGATACTTTTGGTTTATCTGGTCATCAAACTTCCAGTTCCATGCAACCTTTACAATGTCATAATTCTCGATTACCTCTTCCCCAAATTTCTTTAGCATCTTTTTCCAATTCCAACCCGGTGAAGTATAATCTTTTGTTTCGAAATGGTCTAAAGGAATGGAAGCACCAAACCCTGGCATCCAGGATACTGAGAGTATAGTTGGCTTAAAACCCTTATTATATATTGGTTCTGCATTTGTTTCGTAGTCACAGCAAGCATAACCTGTAGCTTTACAACAAGCAATAAGTTTCTTAAGCTCTCTCTTGTTTTTTATTATTGTATACCGTGTCTCCATATTTTAAAATAGAAAAAGGGACATACCCACCAGTAGAGATACATCCCCCATTATTAGTATTTCTCTTGTAAGTCTTCCAGATTAGATGCTAATGATGTCCAATCTTTCTTATAAGCATGAAGAGAATCGATTGTGTGATACAGATAACCCGGTTTTACTCCTACCTCTTTAGCTACATATTGCATGAGTCTCCATGCAAGATATACATCATTACCGAAATGTTGTACAAAGTCCGAACTTCTTTGATGATAGCAAATATGTAATACCTTCTCTCCTTTACCATTCTGACGGATAAGGAAATCATAATACATTGAGCAAGGTATACGTTTACTTCCATCAAGGAATCTTAAATCTGTACCATGGAATATAGGTAGTACTGCTTTACGAGTATCATTATCCCTCTTAAGAAGTTCAATAACTGATTGCATTGCTGAATCACAGTTAAAAGAAGTACTACCATAAATGTCTAACGAGTTCCAAATACGCTCTGGGTAGGTGTAATCAAACTTACCATTCACCAAAAACTGTTCCCATAAATCTTTTCTCAATTCCCAAGCTTTACCTGGATTTAAATCATACCAACCAATTCTTTCTTTAAACTCGGCATCTGCCCATTCCTTTGAATGAGAGAATATGAATAACCATACTGGGTCTCCAAGTGAAGTTAAACAATATTGTTGGCAAATGAGTTCTTTTGTAATAAAATCCTCATTACCTTCAATCACTTTATTTTGATAGGTCTTTGGTTTTACAGTTTGACCATAACTGTTGAGTTCTCTGCCCATTTCGGACATTAACTCAAAACTGTTAGAATATATCCTCATATAATATAAATATTTAATCGTATGACATTGTAGAACTAACCCAGGTCATATGCCAGTAGCGATATACAAAATCATCAAAATCCTCTACCTCTTTTAATAACAAGGGTATATCTGGTTCTCCCCCGTTCTTTTTAATCTTAAAAACTTGGTAATAGAATTTGTTTACTAATCCTATACGCTTCTGATTTAAAAATTCCTTAGCTTCCATTGTTCTTTTGTTTTAAAAGTTTCTTTTTATAGGCTTTACGTTGAGAGTAAGAGATTACATTCTCCGGGTATTCTATATCCTCATACTCGAGAAGTAATTCTTTTGCTTTCATTGATTTATATGTTTCCTCATATAAATCTGGTCGAAGCACTTTAAAACTTCTAAAGAATACCTTGAATGAAGAGAATTCCTTCTCTGTGCCCTTTTGGAATTTTTTCCATATCTCTTTTATTCTCTTATTCCAAGCATTCTCTTCTGCCCCCTTAAGTACCTTCTTCAAAGGTTTATGGGTATGATACATTAGAAGTGTCTCCACATTTCCGTACATTTGAGTCGCAAATAGGTTGATTTGTACTGACTGGTCCGGCCCATATACGTACTCTGACATTCGTTGAATTAATAGGAAATCGAATATTAACCTCTTGGTAATTTCCGAAGCCCGAACTACCATTGTAATAACTGGGATGTCCTCCCCGAATCGTTTTGAAAAAGTCGCAGCTATTAGACATTGTTTACCGTTATCATGATGATTGTTAAACATATAAGTTATATTGTAATTCTGATTGTACTTATTTCTCAGTACTCTCAGTTTACTACGCAACAAGTCAAGCTTATTAAAATCTATGTAGTTATTCAATAAGCTAGTCCACTTAGTTTCTTTATAATTGAAACACCGCCCATAATCAAATTCTGGGTCTACCCATGCTTTTCGTATCTTTATAAATACGTTATACACTACTGCTACCCCACTATTAGCCATAGCCCCCTTTCCAAATAAAGCAGGCTCTAATCTTAGGAATCCCTCATTGAGTTTTTCCCATGCCTCTTGTGAAGTAGCAAATTCTAACGAATGGAGGGACTCCTCCGGATTAAGTTGAAGTCCCTCTAATTTCTTATTCCACCCTGACATTAATAATTAGTATTTTGTCTCCATAAATTGAGACGTTGTTTTTTAAAGAATAAACTAAATAATCCGCAAGGAGTAAACCCATTCATGGCTAAGAATCCCATATAGAGATAGAAAGCTTTTACTAATGATTCCTGAAAATCTATTTCTTTAGTCATCACTTGAGTTTGTTTCCAGGGTCTACATTTAAGGAAGTTCCTTGCTTTATTAAGTTCATATATTACTTCCCATAAATATAGCTTCTCGTTTTCATGAGATATCTCGCTCATTTCATGAAAACCTGGGGTATAAGAAACTATCTTATCATATTCTTCTCTATCTTCTCTTGCCCAATCAGTTGGACTTAGTATAGGGTATTTCCTTACACTTCGATGATCTGGGTACTTGATGAGTAAGTCTTTGACTCCAATTGCCATTACCTCAAATAAACTCTTGGCATCTTGATATTTTAATATATCTTCTGGCAATATATTAGAATACAAAAGCAAAGTAAAGAAGAATCCCAAGGCATCTGCTTGTTCCTCATTTGCATTTGCTAGATGATTTAATACCTGAGTGTATTCTTCTGAGGTTAAGCAATCATTATTCCATCCATAATCACGATATATAGATACTACTTCATCGGTAGATTCGAATCCTTCGGTTAATTCCTCAATAACCCTACCAATAAAATCCTTTAGGATAACTTGGTTCTTTGGGTTATTTATATCTAAAGGATAATCAGGTAACCTTTCTATCTCTTTATACCCAAAGAATTGTTCTATCCCAAGATCATACATTTCTTGTAGTATCCGTGCCTCAGTTTCTTCTACCTGAGGCACTTGTTCATTTATATTCCTTATGTCCACTATTTTATGTTTTGAGATGAACCAAATCCTTTATCTCCTCTGCTTCCCCACATTTGTGATTCAGTATAAAACTCCTCTTGCTGAATCTCCTCTGGCTCGGTAATATAAATGGGTACATGAATAAATTGTACCAGCTTTTGACCAGCCTCGATAACCTGAATTTCTTGAGAAGTGTTATATATCCCAATATGTATCTCTCCAACATAAGGGGAATCCACTATCTCGGCAGTAAAGATTAACCCTTTCTTAGTAGCTATACCAGATTTGTTTGCTGCCATTAGCATAGATGCAGGAGGTTCAAGCAATCCCCTGATACCTGATGGGATAAGTATACGATGGCCTGGTTTTAAAGCTATATGCCTTACAAAAACTTCACCGAATGGGATATCTAAATCATATCCTTCGCTATCTGCTTCATTCTTAGGATGAATATCCTCTGAAGTTAGGTTGGTTGGTACATAAAAATCTAACCCAGCATCATTTGGGTTTGCTCTGTTGGGAGATACTACCTCCCTTACTTTGATAAATCTAAATCTGTTCATAATATATTACATTTACGTAAAAGTTGTCCAAAGGTTAATTTCTCGGGTCTAGAAACATGTACTCCCAATGAATTACACATTCTAATTACATCGGTAGAACCTTCCATACACAAATTAGCAAGTACATCACTTTGCTTTACAAAATAGTTTGGGTTGTTAAGGTATACCTTGAACATAGCCCATATCATCTCTATTGGTTTCATTATTTAATACACTCTTTATAAAGTTCTCTAATACGTTTTCTGGGTACTTCGAATTTCTCAACTGTCTTTGAGATAACTTCTTTTTTGTCTTTCCCTTTCCGAATCAAGCCTCGGATGTATTTCTTGATACCAACCGTATCTTCTAATACATCCAAATCCTTGTATTGATTCTTCTGTTCTAGCTCTTTCCTTGTGATATTCAAGTTCTGAGACATCTTGAATGCACATAGCTCTGAGTCTCCGCATAGCTTACACTCTTTAGTTGATAGGTCATACCCAATACCGAAGCAAACATCACCATTAGTTCCCAACTGAGTTAAATCTATTGGTGTTAAAATATCTTGTTTACTTAAATCGGGTAATTTTTTTGGTTTACTTTTCTTACTCATAGCTTCCCTTTTATTATACGATGTACTGAAGTTTTACTGATCCCCACAGACTTGATTATTTCAGGGATAGAAAAACCCTGAGAATGTAGGGTTAATACCTCAGATTTATAATTAATTATTTTAGATTTTCTTTGTCTACCCTCATTAACCATCTGTTTCATGTTTTGAGATTGGGTTCCCCACTTAAGATTACCTACCCTATTATTCTCTGGATTATTATCCTTGTGCATTACAATAGGATAATTATTAGGATTAGGTAAAAAAGTTAAAGCTACTAACCTATGAACCTTAACTCTGTGTATAATTTTAACAGTATAATAACCATTATGAACTTTGGTAGGAGTAAGTTTAAAAAGAGAATTACCTCTTTTCTTAAGTATATCTCCATCTACAGTTGCATAATAACCAGGATACCCAGGAATTGCCCGTATATATAAATGATACTTAGCCATTATAGGTCTTTTTTTTTTCGTTTATTTATATAAAAATGTATATTTCACTGTTATCTTCTATGGGAACATAGGAATAACCGATGTTATTAATAAATAGTTCCCTGAGTTTATATAATTCTTGGTATG